TACCAGCGGGGCGCCCATCGCCATCGACAAGACCAACATCCTGGACCACATCATCCACATGGGAACGGTCCTCGATGAGCAGAACATCCCGGATGACGGCGGGTGGTGGGTCCTTCTTCCGCCCATTTTCGAGAACATGCTGAAGCGATCGGACATAAAGGACGCTTCCCTTACCGGCGACTCCATGTCCACCCTCCGAAACGGCGGCCGCGTGGGCAAGATAGATCGCTTTTCTCTTTTCAAAACCAACAACGTCCCCTACGTCGCGGACGGCTCCGGTGTCACGGCCTACTACATCATGGCCGGCCACAAGATGGGACTCACCTTCGCCATGCAGGTGGAGAAGTCAGAGGCCATCCCCAGCCCCACCACATTCGGCAAGCTCATGCGCGGTTACGCCGTGTACGGCTTCGAGGTGGTGCGGCCCGAGGCCATTTCGCTCCTGTACGCCAATGCGGTGTTGACGTAGGAGATCGCAGGATCGAGAACAGTATGCCTTGAAGGAGAGGAGGCAGCAACCCGTGCCCCTCCCATTCAAGGCATACTTCATTTTTCATCATTTTCACCATCCTACCATCCAACTACCTTTAAGGAGGTATATCAATCATGTCCAATTACGATGTAAGAGCAACCGCCTTGAATGGGCTTGGAGGCACTTCCTTTAGTGTCCCGGCCTACGGCAATTCCTTGCGCTCGGTGGCGTACAAGAGATTCAGCTTTGCGGACCTCGTTACGGCCCCGGTGCAAAATGATGTTGTCGTTTTCATGACCATCCAGGCCAAGAGCCGGGTTCATAGCGCAAACCTCGTCGTGGTGACCCCGGAAGGAGAAGCGTCCACCATTCACATTGGAGACTATTCCGACCTCGTGGGCTCAGCCGTAGATGCTGATGGCTGGCTGAAAGCCGTCTCCATCAATGGCGTGGCCGGAACTGGTGGTGGTACGGGCGGAAATACGGAAGCCTACGGAGCGGCAGGCGGGAAGTTTTATGCCGCCGAAGCCTATATGGCCATCACCTGTCCCGACAACCTCACGTACAATACGGCAGTCGTGGATATCTGGATTGACATCACCAAGTATTACGACGAGGAAGGCGATTAAGATTCAGCATTTCAGGACATGACGAAGCATTGGCCTGGAAGGGGAGATGGCAGGCCCCACCTAAACGTGGCCACTTTTCTTCCAGGCATTCATCACATTCACCGTCATCACTACCATTTCTACCACCCCACATCGAAGCGTAAAATGCGGGAGAAAGGCAGGACAGCACAACCATGAAGTCGAAACCCATGAAGCCGAAGCCGAGAAACAAGCCACTCTTTTTGCAGCAAAAAACCACCGGGAGAGTTTTCCCGTACACCGCGGAGCTCGAACAATACCGAACCGACATGGTTCCGTTTTGGGGAACCCAGGAAGAGGCGAATGCAGCAAATGAGCGGATCCGGCTGGACAGGGCCAGGAAGAGAAATGCCGCGGCCGTCGGGGTTGGGCTCACTCAGCCGGTCACTCAGTCCGCAGATCCTGCCCCGCCTGTTGAAATGTCTCCCCCCTTCGCGGACCTCTTGCCGGCCGGGGCACTCGGGCCTCCCGAGGCAATACCTCCTTTATCCTCGAAGGGCGGGCTCCTTTCTTCCGGGGTCATCGTGGAGACTGATGAACAATCACCTCCAGTGATGCTTGCCAAGGGTGATTTTCTTTTGGAGCAACAGGCACTGGATGATGTAGATTTCGCGGAGCAAGTCACCTCTTCCAAACGAGGCATGGAATACCTGAAAACCATCGAAGGCGATATGTCAAAGCTCCGCGAGTACGGCCGGGAGAATTTCAACGTGAAGTTTCCCCCGAGCACGACCATGGATGTGATTTTCAAGGAGCTTGTTCTTATGGAGGCCGCAGGTCCCATGGAAACCATCGAGCTTGACGGCCCCGTTGACCCGCAGGAATAAAGAGCATCTCAATTTAGTATTCCCTCCACCCTTCAAAGGAGCATTGCCGTGGCGCTGACCGCATACGATTTCATATCCCAGGAGTCCAGGATTGTTGACGAGCTTCAGGAAGAGACAGATCGAGTTCGTTATACCCAACCTATGCTCTTGCGGTATCTGAATGAATCCCAGCGCTTCATAGTATCTCTGCGCCCCGACGCCACGGCAACACCCAAGAGCATGCAATGTGCCCCCGGAACCAAGCAGGTCATCCCCACTGGGGACGTTCGACTCATCGAAGTGATCAGGAACATGGGGAGCGACGGCTTGACACCAGGACGTCCCATCATAAAGACCGACAAGGCGACGCTCGACAGGTACAGCTACGCTTTGAGCTGGCACACCGAGGCCGCTTCTACCGTGATTCGGGAGTATGTCTTTGACGAAAGGTTTCCAAGGCATTTTTATGTGACGCCTCCGGTTCACGCCGCGACCCCCGCCTATGCCGAGATCGTAGTTGCCGCGGCCCCGGTTGATTGCACTGGAGAGACGAGCGAGATCGGGATTCCGGATATTTACCAGACCGCGCTGAACGAAGCCATTCTTTGGATGGCATTCTCCATGGATATAGACAGCGCCGCGAATCAGGCAAGGGCGGCGTTTCATTTGCAGCATCTGTATCAGGTGCTTGGTGTCAAGATGCAGGCTGATAGCTGGGCGAATCCTCGAGTGCGGAGGCCGGCGGCGTAGGACCAGTGGTGTGGGGCTAGTGGTGTAGAGAAAGGCCAGCGGTGTGATGACGGGAATGAAAACAGAGATAGGTGCAATGATGACGATGAAAATGAAAAGCTCAACTCCAAGAATCCTTTCCTTTGTTCTGGTGGCCGCATTTCTGTTGCCTTCTTTCTGTCTTGCTCAGACATCCACGACGGCCGGCCCTGGCAGGATAACTCCGAACACCACCATTGTTCGAACGTTAGGTGAGCTGACTGCGGCAACCACGGATGCCAACTACGGAATATTGACTGGGAAGAGTTTCACTCTTACCGACAGCATGGAGATCCCCGTAACGAAGGTTTTCTCGCAAGCCCCCGGTGCTGTCATAGATACGAATGGGCTCTTGCTCACCATCCATAACGACGGAGAACATCCACCGAACCAGCAGCGATTCGCTACAGGGAGTGAAGTTTCCTTTCCTGATGGCTCCACCGTGTACTCGGGATGGTTTGTTTCCTTGGTGGAAGCCGTGGATGCGCTGGGGCTTTCGCCGAATGTGAAGTTGGTGCAGAGCGAAGCTGAGACGCTTGGTGGTCCGGTGGTTATCCCTTCTGGGATGACGTTCACTGTTCTTCCCGGCGCAATACTCACCACATCGGCAGCAAATACTCTCACCTTCGCGGCGGGCTCCGTAATTGAAGACAATGGCGGGCAGATGTTCAGCAGCCTGCCCGGCGAAGTTTTGATGCCATCTGCCTTGGAAGTTCGCCCTGAGTGGTGGGGAGCTATAGTAACATACGACACTACGACCTATACCTATGCGGCCGCTAACCAAAACGCCATTTTTTGTGCGTACAAGGCACTGTCAAATACTACAGGAGCTTATTTCATAGGTGCATCGAAGGTCAAGTTCAAGGCCGGAAATTATGTGGTTGATGATGGATTCGATTTGACCGACGCCAGCTTGAGCGGAGGGTACAGGACCATAATCTTTGAAGGCGAGGCGTGGAGGACTACATACATCACGCTGTATAATGATTCGGCTACATACCTTTTCAAGGACGACGATACCGGTAACCTTGGCCGAAGTTACGAGTTCAGGAACTTCCAATTCAAGAACACCATTGCATATTCTGCCGGGGTATCTTGGCATCCGGCGACAGCCATTCAGTTGAAGCATTGCATCAACAGCAAGTTTGAGAATCTGTATTTCAGGGAATTCACCGAAGGTATGAATCTTGACGCGAATGTTGTTGCTCCCAACGTTTACAGTTCAATCTTCAATCAGGTTATCAACTGCAAGGCCGTGTACTGTAAGCGTGGATTCACGCTCGGAAACAATAGTAACAACTGGGTCATTTCAGACTCTGGCGCCTATGGCTGTTACTACACGGCTACTCCACTCGATGGATGGGGATGGTCGCTCTACAAGTCAAAGGGTGTGAGTTTTCTTGGGGCCAATGTCGAAGCGGGCGGAGCTTCCCCAGGATTCATCATCACGGCATCATCCGGAGTGACAATCAGCGGCGGAGACATCGAGACGTTCAGTGGTGCTCGTTCCATCTTGGTCAGAGGTGATCCTGATGGTGACTTGGCTGATATCCGGGACTGGTCTACCGGGATAGTGATCTCTGGTGTAAAGTTTTGGAATGCCCTGGGGGTTGAGGTTCGCGATGGAGTAAAAGGACTAACTCTCACAGGAAATGCGTGGACCAATAGTTACCCGGCGTCAGGACTCGCCCCGAATCCGGACTACTCTTTCCGCGTATTAAGTACCAGTAGCCCTAAATACATTCAAGGAATAGAGTACGACGACTCAAACGCATGGCATCTAGGGATAGCTCCCACGGCTCATTTGACGGTGGGCATGAATCACGCTGTCCGCTACAACGGTCAGTCCTGGAAGTCGGCGGCCAACGCGCCCAACACGGCTTATGGTACGTGGAAGCAGGGAACTAGGGTGATGTGGACCGTCAATCCTGCGTTTTACTGGACCGTGAAAGAGTCTGGGACGCTCGGAACACTCAATACGAGCTTAACTACGGCTACCGGAACAAATGGAGCCACATCGCTGGTACTCAGTTCGGCTACGGACGCATTTCCAGGCATGGTCGTGGATCTCACGATGGACGATGCCTCGACGCATACGGCTACCATTGGGACGTGCAACTATGACACGCTGGCTTGTTCGGTGTACCCGGCCCTTGATGCCAATATCACTGCGGGAGCAGTCGCCTATCATGCTCCCGTTTTCGTGCTCGAGGGCGAGGACAACACTTCTCAGTCCTTGGCCTATGCAACGCCTCGGTCGATTGATCTTTCTCTCGGCGGTGTGGTCCAGGTAGGAGAATTGACTGGGGACATAGAACTATCCAACCCAACGAACGGGCTAGTGGGAACCAGGTTTATTGTAGTTCTGTATGCTGATGCGACTCCGCGCAGCATCACCTACGGAACGGCATATAGGGCCGGGGCTCCGTCGAGTATTGCGGCGAGTCAGTATCTCGCCCTTGAATTCATGCAAGCGGCAACGGGGGCCGGTGGGATTCGATTCATGGGTGTTCCGCTGGTTTCTAACCTTACGGACTTCGACAATCAAACCGCTTGGCGAGTGTTCTATTCCAACGGTAGCGGAGACACGACGGAATTGGCTCTTGGTGCTGACGGGACATATCTCCGTAGCAACGGGGCCGCCGCCGCTCCTACGTTTGATGTCCCGGCGTGGTTGACCGCAGCAAGCGTGAATGACGTCAACACAGGAACCAGCACGACGACAGCCGTAACCCCCGACGCCCTGGCTGGCAGCAACATCGGGACGCGCATGGTTCACCTTCTCGTGACCGCCGACGATGCCGCACTGGTCATTGCCGATACGAGCGGGATGTTCCGAGTTCCTGCCGAGATGAACGGGATGGTTCTGGTGTCCGCTGCGGTTCAAGTCGGGACGGTCTCCAGCGCGAACAACCCGACTTTCAAGGTTGAGAAATTCAGACTTTCAGCGGCAGCCACAAGAGATGCAGCGGTACAAATGCTTTCCACCAATCTTACCATTGACGCTACGGAATACGACAGCAAGGATGCCACCACGCCCGCTGTGATCTCTGCCGTGGCCGGGGCCGCAACCGTTGCGACCGGAGACACGATCACGGCGTCATGCGTAACCGAAGCGGGGACCGGGACAGAAGGTGGAGCCGTGACGTTGGGATTCAGGTTGCCGTAAGGGAGAAGATAATGATCATGTTTCTGAGAATAGCATTTTGGATATTGCTTCTCGCCTTGCCGGTTCATGCCGCCGACGTTGTGGGCGAATTCGCCGAGACCGAGAATCTTGGCGGCGGACTCCGCAAGATGACGATCCACTCTGCGCCCATAGCCTACGAGGAAGCCGGGAAGTGGAATCGGATCGAGACGAATTGGAAAGACTCGGGCGACGGTGCAAGACCACATGCCGTAACGAAGTCGAAGCTCATGACGACCATCGCCGACGACGGAATGAGGCGGATTCATCCTACGAGGGATCTGAATAAGTACATAGAAATCGGATGTCCCTACGTCAAGCCTGCTGCCAATTGGGTGAAAGTCCCGTGGTCGGGGGCGCAACGAAGCGGGAACCGGATGACCTGGACCAGGCCCGAAGCGGACATGAGTATTACCCATGCCGGACACTATCTGAAACTGGACATTGAGCTCAAGGGAGGCTACGTGCCCCCAACTGGGAAGTTCGCCTTCCCAGTTGGTATTCAGGGATTGACTCGTTCAGGTAACCAGATCCTCGACGGCGAGAAAGTCGTGATGGTGCTACGAAGGCCCGTGGCCTATGACGCCGCCAATCCGGTAGACGTGAGGGAGATCCAGTCGCAGTTTGTGAGTGTTGATGGTCAGAGTTACATCTTGTTTCTCTTGCCGGATCTTGCGGGGATGTCGAGGCCGGTGGTTGATCCTACCTTCACCTTACAGCCCGACAATTCCACATTGCATGAAGCGATGTTCCGCGATTCCGATGTTTCTAGCAACTACCAAGGAGGCATTCAGGCCGGAGAGATTAATGCCGGATCTGGAGCCGCTAGAAGTGCAATAAAACTTGATCTTTCTGGTGTTCCTAAAAGCATTAAGATAGTGTCATCGTCATTGAAACTTACGGTTTCGGGTGACTATTCTAGCAATGCCCGGACATTGAGGTTGTTTCGCCTAAAAAGAGTAGTCGTATTTAATCAGGTGACATGGACCGTATATTCCACTGCAAATAACTGGCAAACAGCAGGTGGTTTCGGTGCTAACGATTGTGAGCAAACAGACATTGGAACTGCGTCAGTGACGGCGACTCAGGCTGTCGGCAGCGTAGTCATTATCAATATCACTCCGAATACTACGGGCGGCATGGATTTAGGAAACGGGTGGCTATTGAAGATGGATACAGAGACGGATGATCAATACATTTTCTATGCTTCGGGTGATGCCACGCCCACGAATCGCCCCAAGCTGGAGATCACATACCGGCTACTCAATGCGGTCATTATGTTTTAAGAAAGGATATTCCATGCCAATTCTTTCATATTCATGGCCGGTGACTCACTGGATGTTACCGGCAGACTGCACCGAGCTTGAGATGGATTCTCCTGGGATCATCTGCTCTCGCATCGCTCATGCCACGCCCGAGCAGAAGCAGCACTTTCGCGACAAAGGAAAGATCATCCTGCACACAGTCCCAGAAGTATCGACCCTCCTGGCTACTGACGGCGCACTCCTGGCAGCTATGATCGAGGCCACGGAGGGGCATCCCGTGGACGGTCTGAGCCTGGATGAATTCTGCCTTGGAAAGTATACTCCTGTTCAACGAACGGCCATCAAGACCGCAATCACGGCCTACCGGGAGAGATATCCTCACATGCTGCTCCACGCCTGGGCGGGATATTGCCTGCATGACTTCACGGATGCGCCGACGGTGAAATTGCTTTACAACCTGTTCGATTGGGTGAGCCCTGAACTCTACATTAAGGAGGGCGATCCAATCACCATGCAGGTATTTTTGCGGCGATACAGAACACAGGTGGACTTGTCGCGCACTATGGTCGGGCTTGCAGTCCACAAAGATTACAGGATTACCGAGACCGGCTGGCTGCCGCACTTGGCCGCTCAGATCAGGCGAGTGACGGCTCTCGGGTGCGCGGGTGTGGCTATGTGGGCGCCAGTGCATTTGCGGGATAGCGGAGAGCGAAAAGCGGTGGATGTTTTGTTGTCTGGCGCAGTGGATAAATAGAAATAGAGGAAGAGAGGGGAAGCACCTACTATGGCATACAACGATTTCCGAGCATACTTTACAAGTTCCGGTGTCCCCCTAGAGGGACTGTCTCCAACAATCACCCTGCGAGATATCTCCGACGGCTCCGTGGTCGTGAATGCGGCGGCAATGACCGAGAAGGGATCGGGGTGGTACGTCTACACCTATGCCGGATACGACCTCTCCAAGGAATACGTCGGCTATTGCTACGCCGGCACGGATGCGGCAGATGAAGCATACAAGCCAATCGGCACCGGGGACGTAGCTCTCGCGGCTCAAACTCTACTGACGACAGCCGTGAGTGTGAGTGCGACAGCCGGGACAGTTGCCGCCAAGCTCAACCTTGCGGCGACCGGAGGAAACCTCTCCGGGTCCGGCGCTATCTCCTGGCCGTACACCATCACGAACTCTGTTTCCGGGGCTCCCATCGCAGACGTGGATGTATGGATTTCAACGGACGAGGCCGGGAACAACGTAGTCGCATCCGGAAGAACCGACCAAACCGGGACAATTACATTCAACCTGGACGCGGGAACGGTCTATGTGTGGCGGCAGAAGAGCGGGTACAACTTCGCTCCGAATCCCGATACCGAGGTTGTTTCTTAGAATGGGAGGATGTGAACCAGTGCAGATGGAGGATAGTATATAAATGGGCGGAACAGGGTCGGGAACATCAGTAACTCCGATAGGGTCGGTATCCTTCGATCTCTTCCTTCCGGAAGTCTTGCCGCACGTCCCTGGGTGTCCGGTGGTTATAGCTCTAAATGCCATAAGGAACGCATGTCGTGAGTTTTGCCGCATGTCAACGATATGGCGTGACTGGCTCGGCCCCCTCACCTCGGTCGTGGATCAGCCGACGTACACGCTTCTCGTGGATGCCGGAACGGAGGTCGTGGTTCCAACGAAGGTAAGGTATGACGGGAACGACATAGATGCCGCGGCTAGAGAGGTCCTCGATCATCTCCTTCCGAACTGGGAATCAGCGGAGAGCGGGACACCCACGCAATACCTTGTCGAGACTCAAGGAACCATCAGGCTTTATGTTCCTCCCGACGAAGCGACGGCAGACATTATCGAGGTTGAGGCCGCACTCAAGCCGTCGGCTGTTGCCACGGCGGTTGGAGACGTCGTTTACAATGACTGGCTAGAAACCATCGCAGCAGGAGCCATCTCACGCCTCATGAAAATCCCAAAGGCAGACTGGAGCGACATCAAGCTTGCCGTGTACTACGAAACGATCTTTCAAGACGGGGTAGCCATGGCGAGACATACCGTCGATGTGGGCCATGTCAAGCGATCCAGGCAGGCCAAGATGATGCGGTGGTAACGAAAACCATGATCCATCATTTTTAATTTCACCATCAACACCATCACCACAACCACTACTGCCCCTCCCTTCAAAGCAAAGGACAACATTCAATGCCAAAGACACGATTCAAAAACTTTGCGGTATCCACCCTTCTGAACGCCATAACGAGATCGGCGGCAAGCCTTCAATGCCAGTCCGGAGACGCAAGTAAGTTCTATGCCATAGGCTCGGGCGAAATCATGTGGATCACCCTGGAAGACGAGGATGGCAACAGGGAGATCATGAAATGCACCGCAAGGACGAGCAACACCTTTACGGTTTCCAGGGGCCAGCAGGGCACGGAAGCCAGGGCATGGGCGGCCGGCGTATTGATCGAAGGCAGGCTCACGGCTTCCGACCTCGACACGATCCTGCAGGGCCTTGAAGTGGAAACGAAGTCCTGGACGCCTGGAGCCATTGCAAGCGGTGCCGAGCTCGGAGTTGATATTGCAGTAGCAGAGGCCGAGCTTGGTGATTTCGTGATCGCATCGGCAAGCGTCGATCTTCAGGGCATGAAGCCGAGCTACTACATAGAATCGGCCAACACCGCTCATTACATTCTGCGGAACGACACCGGGGCGCCCATTACCCTTGGGACATTCACCATCTATGTTCGGGTGATCAAGAAGTAGCTCGAGGCAAGAGGTAGTTCAGCGCAATAAATCCTTGATCGATCAATTCTTGACTGGATCAATTCTTGACTGGATCAATCCTTGGAAGGAAGGAGCACCCACCTTCATGGCAACTCTCGTGTTCAAGGGATTCTCGGGCGAGGTCCCGCGCCTCTCCCCGAAAGACCTTGCCAACAATCAGGCGACCTATGCGAAGAACTGCAAGCTTTACTCCGGGAAGATCATGCCGCTCCGGAACTATGTCGATATCCTGAACCTTGGCACCCTTGCTTCTCCACCGCTCTCCATTTACAAATTCGGCTCCGCTCCGTACTGGCTCTATTGGACTTCCGATGTGAACGTGGTGAAGAGCCCGTTAGCCGACGTGGACGATAGAACCTACGTCACCGGGATGGACGTTCCCCGCATTTTCGATTCCACCATGATCACGGGGCACACCGCGGCATCAACAAGCCTCACATCCTACCGGCTTGGAGTCCCGCGCCCGGACAAGGCCCCCATCGTCGAGCGGGAAATGCTCTACAAGATAGACAAGAATTCCGTTAAGGGCGGGATCGGCATGTCGGCTGTCGGATATCACGCCATATGCCTTGGAGGAGAGCCCGAGAAAATAGAGCGCGTTACCGATGAGCAACAATCCATCGCCTACGTCTATACCAACGTCAACAGTTGGGGCGAGGAAGGGGCGGAATCCCCTCCTTCGAGGATAATCGATCATTGGGCCGGTACAGACAGAAAAGAAAGCCTGAATGCCACAACGGGGCTATGGGCGGCCACTGCCAGCGGGACTGATGAGTGGCGGTTTGTCGGGTCCCTCGACCTCATTCCGTCATCTGTTTCCGTGAAGGGGGCGGCTTATCTTCGGAATGGAGTCGCCGGCGAGCTTCGTGTTGGCGAGTGGGCATGGACCGGGACTTCCATCATTATCCGCCTGGCTGAGTCCGACCCGGATCCCAACAACCTGGAAGACGACGATATCGAAGCTGGATGGCAGCGGTATGTTGATGTTTCGGGGTTCGTTGACACCTACGAGAACGACGCCGAGGAATCCGTTGCGCTGAGCGCAGAGCATCACATAACGAAGCGAAGGATCTATCGGGTAAACACGGGGTCGTCGGCAGCGGTCTATCAGTTTGTTGATGAAATCGACGTCGCTGACACCACATACAGGGACGTGATCTTGTCGGCCGACCTCGGGGAGGTCCTTGCCACGTCCACTTACCTTCCTCCGCCCGAAGACTTGATAGGCATCATCCCCCTTCCAGGAGGAGGCATGGCCGGATTCAGGCAGGGAGAAAACTCGAACGAGCTGTGCCTGTGCGTGCCGTACAAGTGCTACGCTTGGCCGTCCGGATACCGGGAGACGGTCAATTCATCCATTGTTGCAATCGGGTCATCGGGAAACACCATCGTGATCGGAACCGACAAGGAGACCCTGCTCTACACCGGTCTCGATCCGGCATCCATGGCCTTTGACGACAACTCCATTCAGAAGCCGTGCCTTTCGAAGCGCGGGATGGTGACAACGGAAAGCGGGGTGTTCTTCCCTACGGTTGACGGGGTTCTGGTAGTGGGGCCCGGGGGAGCAAGGGTTGCAACGAATGATATTTTCAGGGAGCGCGAGTGGCGCATGATGCAGCCAGAGACCATGCTTTCGTTCTTTTTGAATCAGAACTATGTGGCATACCATGATTATGATTTCGATCTGAATTTCATGGCCGACCAGGAAGCCAGGAGAGCGGATAATATTGAGGTCTATTTCGGTGAAGGAGAGATCTCCGGATCGATTGGAAGCCACGGGATAGGGATGCGTGCCATCGGGTCGAGCCTGATAAAATCCGTGTATATTGACATGATACAGAGCGGGACCGGCGGGCTTGGCAGCGGAGACAGCGGAGACAGCGGGGAAGGTTTCCTTATTGGAGGTGGAATCTCTGAGGGAACGCTCATTCGTCTTGATCATTCCCTTGCAGGATACTTGAGCCATGAAGAAGGTCTCCTTTACGTGGTTCAGAAGATCTCGGGGAATTATGTGATCCGGAAGCTCGACGGCCACGAGACGCAAAACATGCTCTGCACTTGGACAAGTAAGGTTCATGAGTTTCCTGGGCTCGTAAACTTCGGGGCCGCGAAGGTGGTTGCAGACTATGGAGATCCGGTGCCGGCGGCGAAGCGGGCCGCTTATGATGCGTACCGGGATGCCGTCATTGCCGCGAATGAGGCGCTCATGGATAGTGATGAGGGGGTGGGCGGGTCCATAGACGCTTTTGATATGAATGACGTGGCCGTGAATGATGATAAGCTGAAAGATGTTCCGGTCGAGATGGCCGATGACCCGACGTTGCTTTTCAGGCTGTTTGTGGCAGATCGTGGCGGGAGCGTGCTCAAGCTCAAGTATCAGAAGATGGTTTCAGCGAACACGCCCTTCCGCCTTCCCGGAAAGTATCGGGGGAGGAAAGGGAAGATCAGTATTGTGAGCGATATCGACGTCGATGAAGTTCGTCTTGCTACCAGCATCGAGGAGCTTGTGCAGGTTGGAGGGTAGGAGTGGAGTGGAGTGGAGTGGAGTGATGAAGGGGAAGAACGATAAATCATGGCAAAAATCACCAAGATAAAATCAATCGGAAACATCCCGCTCAATATAGATCCCGATGTTCGCCGCATCCTCACAGCCTTGAAGGAGAGGGCCGAGATCCTGTTTGGAGACCGCGCCTCCGATTCCGGTGAAAAGTACCAGAGCTATGCCGAGTTTGTTGAATCGCTTGAATCCGTCAACCAGGCACTGTCTGGGAAAGCCGAAACCGATCACGGCCACGAAGAAACGTATTACACCAAGGAATCCACGGACAAGAGATTGTCCGAGATGAGGATCTTGGATTTAGAGGATGTTGAGTTTGAAACCGGGACCGAGAATGCCGGAAAGATCCTCTTCGTAAACAGGGAGAGCGGGGCCGTTGACGTGATCCCAGGGGTAATGATTGGCGAGGAAGGGAACGTGGAGCTCTCCGAGGGCGCCGTAGCTTTCGAGGACATTTCCGTGTCCGGCCTTTCCCTTTCCGGCCCGATAGCACCAGCGGTAGCGGCCGGGCTCGTTCCGGTGTTTGCGGCCGGGAGCTGCATAGGGGTCGGCTTCGACGGGGCCGGCGCGCTAGAGGAGCTTCACGGAGAAATCCTCCTTCCCGGAAGATATTTGGAAGGGTCGGATGTCATCCCGTTTGTTTCCTGGATGCCGGCGGTTGCCGGGGCCGGGGATGTTAAATGGCAGCTCGAGTATTCCTGGCAGAATGACGGAGAGGCTTTCGCGGCTCCAACGACTATCGATGTCGTTTCTTCATCATCCGGAACCGCATGGCAGCCAGAGCGGGCAGCATTCGCCGCCGTCTCCGGGAGCGGCATACTGGTCAGGTCCAAGATAGTTTTCAGGGTCTTCCGGGATTCTCTGGATGGCGACGACACTTACGGAAGCGATGCCGTGCTTCTCGATGTTGGATTCACGATCCAGGTTGACGGATTTGGGATGAAGACTGCGGATGCTAAATAAGGCTCAAGAGACCTGAATTTTATAGTTTCACCACAAAAGAAAGGATTCCCCTTCATGGCGACTACGATTCCGAATCTCCAAGCAGACTTCATGAATCGGTACACGAGTGAGGTTCCTCCAATGCCGGGGCTCATGGGCGGACTGACCGGGCAGGGTGGTGCGGCGGGTGGTGCGGCGGGTGGTGCGGCGGGTGGGGGTGGCGGAAGGACTGGCGGGATCGGGCTGGTGCAGAATCGGTCTGCTTCTCAGTGGAGCGGAGTGGGTACTGATGGTGGAGTTGGAGGTGGATCTGGAGGTGGAGTTGGCACTTCCGGAGGTGTGGCTTCTCAAAGTAGGGCGCAAATAGATCCCTTATCTTTTAGTGCCGGGGTTGGCGGAGGGCTTTCCGGGCCGGGTGCAACCGGTGATCTTGACGGGGACCTTGATGCCGGGATTCCGGGGCATCATAGCGCGGAAGATTATGGTGGGGTTATTGGCGACATTCATTCAGGGCTTCAGGGGGCGTTCGGGGCCTTATCCAACCTCGGAGGCTTTGGCGCATTATCCCAAGCCGCTTCATATTCGCAGCAAAAAGACTTTGATAAAACCAACGTCGATAAGCCGAGCACGATTGCCGCAATGGATCCAATGGGCTTCGGCGTGTTCGGAGGAACCCCTGTTTCGGGGATACTTGGAATGGTCGGGATGCTTGCCGATAAGATGGGATTTGGTTTCGATCCCGCGATTGCCGGCGAGGACCTCGGGGGGTACGGACTTGGCGAAGGATTTGGCGGGGCGGCCGGCGTTGCCGGTGTGAGCGGGTTTGGCGGTGGAGGGAGTTATGGAGAGGGATATGGCGGACTCAGCGGAGACATGGGTGGGTTCGGGGAAGGAAGCATAGGTGCTGGAAACAGCCAGGGGGCCGGTGACGAGGGTGATGGCGGATCTACTTGGTAAGAAAGCCTTCTGGTAACAATTCTTGACCGGACCGACTCATTATTTGAATAAAAAGGGAGAAAGCTCATGGCCTTTGACTGGGGTGGAGCAATAAGTGGCGCGGCAACCATAGGAAGCTCGGTTTTCAGCTATCTCAACGGCAAGAAGGCTATGGGAATGGCCGATGATATGTACGGGGCGTCGCAGGAGCTTACTGAGGCCCAGGCAGCCCTGATCATGCAAATGATGGAGCAGTCCGGGGAGCAATGGGATTACTGGAAGAAATTCGAGCTTCCCATTCAAAGGCAGCTCTCGAAAGACTATTTGAATACCTACCTTCCCATGCAAAAGCAAGTGGCCAGGGCATACATGCGCGACCAGCTTCCGCTGGAGCACAAGATCATGGTGCAGGCGCAGGAAGAGCCGAAGTATGACACACTCATGGGCCAGGCCGCGGCCGATGTTGCACAGGGCTTCGACAACACCCGGGAGCAATCCGGGCGCGCCCTTGGCCGGTATGGCATCAACCCGAATTCCGGGAGGTTTGCCGACGCGCAAAGACAGCAGGACCTCGCGCAATCAGCCATGACCGCCGGGGCGAGAACGACGGCTCGGGATAAGGCGGATGAGGTGAGTTGGGGGAGGCGCATCCAGGCAGCCGGGATCAAGCGCGGGCTGGCCTATCCCTCTCCAAGCGGTAACGTCGGGAACATGGCCATGAACACTCAAGGTCAGGCACTGGCCGGCGCCGGAAATGCCGCGAGCCAGTACGCGAGCCTCGGAAATACGGCGGCCGGATACGGAGCGCAGAGCATGTACGGGCTCGGGCAGGGATTGAATCAGCTCACGGGGAGCGGGAGCGGGTCGCTTCAGGGAATGTGGAATAACATTTCAGGGCTGTTCAAGGAATACGGCGGGCCGGTTCGGGAAGGAGAGCGGTATATTGTCGGTGAAGCCGGGCCGGAAGAGTTCGTTGCGCCCGCTGACGGGATGATCGTTCCAAATCCTGCGACCATGGAGCAGATGGGGCGGTGGAAGGGCGGGGGAGGGGGCGGCGGCGGAATAATGGATGGCGGCGGCGGCATGATGCCTGGAAGGGGCAGGGGCCTCATGAGTGCCGACGGTGAAGGATATGGCGAAGGCGGTTATGGCGCAGGGAACAGGCAAGCCCCTCCCCTTCAAGGCGGATTCCCGAAAAACGTGCCCTGCAGAACGGCTAATCGTGAAGATCCTCCCATGGACATGATGCAGGCTGGAGAGATTTCGGAATTGCTGAGAAAGCTGGTCGAGCTTTCCGGGGGGAAGTCCTTGATGGGGAATGGTGCTCCGCTTTCCGGGGAGATTGTTTTGCGGCAGGGGTAGGAATTGAATCGAGCAATGCTATTTCATTTTTACCCTAATTATTGAACTATGAAATAAAATGACCACTCACAATAACCGTGAATCGCAATAAGGAGAAAGTCCATGGCTGGATGGGGAGGCATCGTATCCGGTACGGCTCCAAGTTTGATGTATAAAGGCTACCAGGACGCACAAACGCAGGAGCTTGGCCAGCAGCGGGCGGGCCTCGTAAACCAGGGGCTGCAAAGCGAGATCGACCAGCAGAAGGCGAATGAACCGCTGGTTCAGGCCGAGCGTGGGCTCAAGATGGAAGGGCTCGAGGAGCAGAAGAACTACAACGCCTTCATGCGTGATTTCCTTCCCGTGGCAAAGCGGGCCGTGGCGACGCAGGACCCCCAAGTCGTGGCCGATATGCTGAGCTATGACGGGTATGTACCCGACGGCAGGAAGTACAAGGGCGGCGTCAAGGTTGATCCGAGAACTGGAGTGAAGGCGTTCACCCTTACCGATGATGCCGGGAATGCACAGGAGTTCGGCAGCATCAACGAAATGCTGGAGGTTCCCATGGCCCTGGCGAATCCCAAGAATTTCATGGGATGGATCGCGGAAAGCAGGCAGAGCAGGGCCAAGGAAGCTCAGTGGATGAAAGACAAGGCCTGGGACGTTCGGAAGATGGGGATTGAGCGGGCCAATGAGCTTGAGAAGTTGGATGTTGGGCATGGGTACAAGCTTGACGAGGCAACGCACCAGGGAAGCATCGATGTTCAGAAGGCCAGGCTTACCCCGACCCCCGAAGAGAAGAACACCATGATGTATGTCGAGTCCCTCGGGGTCGATCCCGTGCAGGCCAACATGATCATGCATTCGGTGAGCAGGGGAGACGATGCCGCATATCAGCGCGCGGTACTGGCGGCGGCCGGGAATATTTTCCAGAATTCTTTCGATACCGAGTCGGCACAGAAGAAGGTTGATGGGCTGAAGGCTTATGCCGACAAGCTCAGAAAGTCTTCTTTGTGGGGTGGCGGTGGCGGTGAAGGTGGGGCTGGGAGTGCCGGGCAGGGAGGCCAAGCAGTCCCTGGAGATCCTCAATCGGTTTATGACCAGATCAAAGCGAAGTACCCCAACAAATCCGAAGCAGAGATCAAGAAGGCGGCAGAGGCCATATCTCAGAAACTATCGCAGGGATCTCCCGGTGGCGGGGCACCAGGCGCACCCGGAAACGCATCACCCTCGAAGGGAGGAGGCCTATCCCCTTCAGGGCGAACCATGCAGGAGCTTGATGAAATGGAGCTTCCATCGACGGGGGATGGTAGTGCAGGCGCATCGCAACAAGCGCCATTCGTCCCCTTCAGAGCACCTTCCGTCCCGTCTCGTGTCACGCCGACCAACCAGCAAGAGGCATCTCTCGGAAGTCGCATCCTGTCAGCGATATCCCCAAACGAGGCATACGCAGCCGAGACAGCGCCGGGTGTTACCGGCAAAAGAGGCCTATCCACCAGGCCAACCACGGCCGCCCCTCTTGCCCGTCAAGGAGCCGGAGGAGCACGCGGCCTCATGATGGCAGACTATGCGCCCGAGGCCTGGGCTGGAATGCCGTTGAGCGAGCGAGTCAAGTATGTCATGGAGCGCGAGGGAGAGGCCGAAAGGCAGCAGAAGGAGGATACGTTCGCATCCCTTCCCATTGGAGAGCGTGCGAGGATTGTCATGAGCGGAGCGCCGGAAGGATCAACCAAGGCTTACGGGGATACTTTTCGGCGGAGCGGGATTCCCGTGTCGCAGGGGCAGCAGGGGCAGCAGGGGCTATCCGCAGGAACTGAAATCGGTGCGGTTGGAACGGGTCCCGTTGCTCAGCAACAGCAGCAGCAACAGCAGCAGCAACAGCCGTCGCTTTCAATGTTTTCCGGGAAGGCCAATCAATTTCTCCTTCAAGGGAATGGCGGGGCGGTTGGCGGTGGGGCTGCGGGTGGCAATGTGACGACGCCCCTTGCTCCTCAGTCTCGCGGACTCCAGGTTCAGCGGCCCGCTCGGCAGGATCAATTCCAGCCCCAGCAGCAAGTTTCTCCCCAGCCTCAGCAGCAACCCACTTCCCCACAGCAATCCGGTCAGCGCCCAATAACCGACAAGTGGGGCGACCAGGTAATTCCTGGAAGGGGAACGCCGGTACTCTGGCACGAGCTCCCCGTGAGAGACAGGGCCGAGGACGTGCAGCAAGTGGTGCGTGGAGAGCGGTCCATGGGAGCAAGGAAGGACCGCGCCATTTTCGAGGCTTTTGCTTTGGCGAACGAGGACCCGGCGCTTGCGGCCGAGGTGCTGGCCATGGGGATGAAGGTGGGGAAGATTCCGCCGATTTTTATGTGGGAGAGCGATAATACTGCGTTGCCTGAGTATCAGCAGGGAGATGGAAGAGGTTTGGCGAGAGGTGGCATTGGTGGTTGATTTGTTGATTGCGTTCTTCTCTTTCATGAAATAAAATAAATTCGTAGCCTGTTTTAGTGGGCTGGAATGGGTAGCGGTCATCAACGACCATCAACGACATGAGAGAGGAGAAATATTATGGGAAAAGCGATAATAAAAGTCTTGAATTCAAGAATTGGCTTCGCTGAAAACGTGAAATTACTTGGGTTCGATAACGATATTAACCGTTTCGGGTGCTTGTTGTATGTAGAGCATCCCGAAATTACTGGATTGCAAGAACATGAATGGCATCATCTTAGTTTGAATGCTGCGATTAGCATATTCCCTTTCCTCTTCAAGAAAAAAGATCCCATTCTTTATCGAGACTTCTCCGACATCCGGGCAGCATTAAAGCGAGTGGATGATCTTGATCGACTGGCAAAGTCTAAGATTGATTCTCCAGAGAGTGACGATTCCGATTCTTTTTTCAAAATACTGTTAAGAGATTTCACGGGAAAGCCAGTTGAATGAAGGATGTTCCACCCGTCATTTCCAGAGGCAGAAACCTCTGGTACTTTCCAATTTTGAAAATCCGAAAGCCCTGGTCCGCAACCATCCACGCATAAAGTCAGGAAGGATCACCCACCCATGGCCTACGATGGACGATTGATCGATGAAATGGCGGCTGAGCTTCTCGGCCCTCCCGCAACTGCCGCAACACAGCCAGCGACTGCCACAACGCCCATTGATACCGCATTACCTGAAGCACCGGCAGCACCAGCCAGCCCACTACCCACCGCCGCCGCGCCGACGATCCAGTCCGACCCAATGGGCACGACAGAGCAGCCATTCATTCCATCGCAAGCCTCACCAGTCTTCCAGGCTCCGCAAGCCTCGCCCACATCACCAATCCCCACCACCTTCAAGGCATCCCAAATCGACGCCCTGGCAGAGCAACTCTTCGGACCCGCCCCTGAGCCGCGCACGACACGACGCACGACATCTCGCGGGCTGGCTGGCGGTCTTTCCGATGGCAGCATTGATGTTGGGCCGCAAGGTGGAGTAGTCCGCGGCTACGACATATCAAGATACGCTACCGATCCACGGCACGAACAAAGCGTTGCCAGATATGCAAACGAGCTTTCCAGTCTCAGTTCCATCGAGGCCATAGACACCCACATCCAATCCGTGGCCCCTGGGAGCCCCGTGACCGGATCAATGGTGGCTTCCTCTGCCAGCAGGTACAACGTTGACCCTTTTGTCGTTCTGGCGCTCATGAGGCAGGATAGTTCATACGGAACGCGCGGGAAGGGAGCCAGGACATTCAATCCCGGAAATGTTGGAAATGACGATGCCGGGAACATGAAGAACTTCGGAGACTGGCAGCAGGGCGTTGACGCCGTGGCCGGATGGCTCTCTCGCCACAAAGCCGGTGCCGGCAGCGAAGGGCAAGGTAGTCGCGGCATCGAGGGGCAAGGTCTCCTAGGCCTCCAACCCTTCACGGCCAACGCCCCGCCGGCCTCCCTGGAAACGCGCCGCCGCGCCCTCGGCTTGATCGGCATGCAGACCCCGGAGGACATTGCCGCGCAGAAGCGAAGAGAAGCTTGGGAAAGCGCCGTTGACGACATGGCGACTGAATTGCTTGGACCTCCTGGCGTTGGAATGGCTGATGCCGGAAAAGGTGGAAGCCTGTTTGGGGATATCGAAAGTGGGCATACGGCTGGTGGACCTGATGCAGCCGAAACATACCTTCGCGCGGGCCGAGTCATGGGAGTAGACACTTCTTCCATGCTCTCTGACCTCGAAGCAAAACGGAAGAGGTGGACACTCGAGAAGCCATCAAAGGCGGCGCAAGAAGAAGGCATGGGCGGATATCGAAAGTGGGCATACGAAGGGGCGAGAAGTTTCAGCCATTCCGTGTCCACCAGGCTTCCGGCCACCGTAACCGGTGCGTTGTTTGGTGGTGCAGCGGGAGCGCTCGCGGGGTATGTGACCAGTGGTGCTGCGCTCTTTGGCTTGGCCGAGTATGACCGGTTCATGGAAGACGCGGAAAAGCTTGGAATTCCCAGGGAAGAAGCATACGATGAAGCGGTTGTCGCGGCCATTGCCGAGACAGCATTTGAAGCCTCCAGCGATCTTCTTGAAATGAAGATGCTTAAGCTCTTCGGGGGAAACCTTACTGAACCGGTCAAGGGATTGATCCGAAGGTATGTGGGCAATGTATTGAAAATCGCTCCCGTCGAGATAGCAACCGAGGCCCCGACGGCAGCAGTGCAGGCGGCGGCCAGGGAGAGCGCCGGGATGCCAACGCCAACCCCTGGACAAGCCGCGCTTGAATCGATTCCGTCAACGGCCGCCACTTCACTTTTCTTTGCCGGGCTTGGAACGGCGGCACAGGGGAGAAGAGGGCAAGGCGGGACTGGCGGGGAAGGTGGAGCAGGGTCGGAAGATACAGGCGACACCGGGCAGCCGGCCACTCCTCCTTCAGGGCCAAAAGGCTTTCCAGAGCTTCAGCGCGTGGAGCGCATCGGAATCGAAGCACCGCAAGAGCGCTTTGGACTTCCCGCTCCCCCGGAGGGGTATCCTGGCGAGCCAGCTCCTGAAGGCGTTCCAAGACTTCCTTCCCCGACTCAGAATTGGCGCATGATGGTCCCCGACCTGCGCGGCATGAACCGGGATCAGATGCTTGAATACGCCGACTCTCGCAAAATTTCCTTGAAGGATAGGAGCAACAAGCTCAAAATCTTTAACTCGATCAAGGCGTATTACGACCAGATTAATCCGTCACAGCTCGTGACAGGAGAGGCCGCGACGCGCACCCCGGTAAGGCAGGGCGTCCAGGAAGAGCGGTACTCTCCCGAGGCCATTCTTGCGCGACCGGAAGTACCGACGCCTGGAGGACCGGCCCAACGCACAACCCCGACTCCGCAAACTGCCGCGAGACAGCCTCTTGCCATGCCACAACAAGAGCCGCAACAAGAGCCGCAAGAGGCAATGAAAGGAGAAGCACCCGATGCCCAAGGGATACGAAGCGATGAGGGACAGGTTTATCCGGGAGGGAATGTCCAGGGACAAGGCGCAGGAGAAGGCGGCCAAGATCTGGAATTCCCAAAATCCGAGGAACCCGGTGGGGAAGCGGCACGTCAAGGAACCGCCGAAGAAGTAGGGCAGGGAGAACCGGCTGGCCTCGAAGGACAAACAACGCGAGAAGGCCTCGAAGGAGAAGCCCCTCCTCTTCAAGGCCAGCAGTCAGAACAAGAAAACCCCGTATCCATAGCCCAGCAGTCCCTGAAAACGCCGCTCGACATAGCCGCCCACGAAGCAGCAAGCTCCCCGCTGAACGACAAGCCACAACCCACGACCCCGCAGATTAAAGCCGACAACGCAGAGCTCGGCCACTTCTCCTTCCAGGGAATCCCGATCTCCATAGAAAGTCCCATCGGCTCCGTCCGGAAAGACGTGAATCACGACCCCCCGAAGTGGCAGCGTGTCATAAAAGAGGCGCATTACGGCAGGATCAAGGGGGTTCGTGGCCGCGACAAGGACCTGCTCGACGTGTTCGTGCGGACGGATAATCTGACCGGAGACAAGACGCTGGATGCAAAACTTCCGGTGTTCATTATCGACCAGATAAATCCCGAAACCGGCAAGTTCGATGAATTGAAGGCCGTAGCTGGTGGAAAGGACGAGCAGCAGGCACTAGGAACCTACCTTGCCAATTACCCGGAAGGGTGGCAGGGCCTTGGCGCCATAACCGAATTCACCATGCCGGAATTCAAGGCATGGCTCAAGGGCGGCGATGCCACGAAGCCTGTAGGCAAGAAGGTGCCGAAGGTTATTGAGACCGAGCAGGGCGTAGTGAAGCAGAAGGAGGATGTTGATCTCCCCTTCGCGGCCGGGCTTGCCGAGCAATTGGCCGAGCGGAAGCGGCTTGACCAGGAGCGCAAGGATCGAGAGCAGGCTGGGAAGGAGAAGGCGGAGAAGGGAAGTGCAGAATCCGAGAAGCCGAAATGGAAAACACGCATCGATGAAGGCCCTCCGGACTGGAATGCTGGACGCACCGATACCACCCGGTCAGATCGCGGGATGATTGATCCTCGAGAGATAGTTGGTCTGCCGGGAGAGAATGACGAGCACCTTCTATTCAAGAGAGATCGAACCGGAGGATATGGCACAGCGAAGTGGAATGCTTTCGTTCAGGACGTGAAGCAAAACGGCGTCAAGGAGCCCATCATCATCTTCAAGGAGAAGGACGGGAAGGTCCATATCTCCGAGGGGAATCACCGTGTTCGTGCTGCTGTTGAGGCCGGGCTAAAAGACATCCCGGTTGAGATCCGGTATTTCGGAAATTCTCAGCGTGATGGGTTGGTAGTCGATACGGAAACTGGGAAGTTGGTAAAGAAACCAGAAGCTCCCGCAGCACTGCCCGCCGCCCCTCCCCCCGTAACGCCGAAGCAGACCCGCACCGGGCCGACGGCCGAGACCGCCGCTCGGAAGCCGCTCAAGGAGAAAGCTGAGCCGGTTGCCGTGGCAGAGAAGGAAGTGGAGGAAGAGCCAGCAGCAAAGGAAGAGCCCCCTCTCTCTTCTCGGCCAACGACATCCTCCCCCGTTCAACCTGCCTCTTCCACTCCCCCCACCCTAACAGTCTCAGACCTGGACACCAAGTCCATAATCGTGAAGGGCGACTACACTGCGAACAAGGACCGCATCGCCCCCGTCTTGAAGCAGCACAGCGGGCTCTACAACGGCAAGCACAAGGGATGGGTGTTCCCCAAGAAGAACGAGGCCGCGGTACGGGCGGCGTTGGGGATTGGAGGGGAGAAGGCAGGGAAGGATGAGAATGTCGCAGAGAAGTCTGAGCAGACCGCTCAGCCAGGACCCCAACGAATAATCGTCGGAAAGAACAGGGACGGGGATACGATCTACTCCGACGACAAGGGCGCTCGCTACATCCTTGAAGGGGGAATGCGGGTCCAATCCTTTGTGTTGCGTCCAGGATACATCGACGAGCAGTTCATGACGGTTGAGGAGGTGGAGGCGGAGAAGCCCAAGAGCGAAGACGCTCTTGAACCAGAACCCTCCGCACCTGCCCCGGTCACCCCCGCGAAGTCCATGGCTGATGCGTCCAGAGAAGAGGAACAAGCTCCTGCCGCATCTTCCAGCCAACGTCTTGCAACCTGGGTAAAAGGGAAGGTCGCGCGGAAGGAATCCTTCACCTGGCAGGATCTTTTCTCCGAAGCCGACAAAGCATTCAGTGGAACGCAGGCTCAAGGCAAATACACTCCAAAGGATGCCTATGACGCAATGGAGATGGGCGTAAATCAGGCTATCCTCGCGTCAGATCTTACTATGAATCCGTCCAACCACACCCTTCAGGAAGCTGAGCAAAAAGTCAAAGAACTTCAAAACCTCATTGCCAAGCTACCGACGCAATCCAAGCGTACAGAGGAAATGGATGAATTTCAGCAGTTCTCGACGCCTCCACCCCTGGCCTATCTTGCTTCCTGGGTTGCGAACGTAAACGAACAAGACACGGCCATCGAGCCATCGGCGGGCATTGGCGGGCTTGCCGTGTTCGCCAAGAACGCAGGTGCAAAAGTCTTCGTGAATGAGCTTTCGCCGCGCCGCGCCGCCATCCTTGAAGAGATGGGCTTCGACCGGGTGTTTACCGAGAATGCCGAGCAACTGGACAATGTTCTGCTCGATGACGTAAAACCTACCGTAGTCGTCATGAACCCTCCCTTTTCTTCCACGGCTGGACGCATCAAGGGGCAGCGTAACACCATGAATGCGGCTCGGCATATCGAGCAGGCATTGAATCGCCTTGAAGACCGCGGGCGCCTCGTTGCCATCGTCGGGCGCGGCATGTCGGTGGACGCTCCCTCCTTCCGGGACTGGTTCGCCAAGATCGGGAAGAAGTACACCGTCCTGGCCGACATTGGCCTATCGGGAAAGGGATATCAGAAATATGGAACCACGTTTGATAATCGCGTGATTGTCATTGACAAAACGGGGCCGGGTTTCGATAATATAATCAAAGGCAGTGTTGAAGATGTGACAGAAGCATTGCCCCTCTTACTTGGAGTGAGAAATGCACGCCAACGATCCAAGACAAGTCAAGGCGCTGAATCTTCACAAGCTCAACCGGGCCGCGCTCAAGGCGCTCAAGAAGGCCAAACAGAGCCAAGACCCATCGTTACTCCACAGTCTTCAGTTGATGTTGTGGGCTCTGGACAACAAGAGCCTCGACCTCGACAGCCGGGTAAGCGAGACGGTGAGGTCAATGAGCCGGTGGAGCCCGGAAGAAGTGATGAAGGTGCTGACGGGGGAAAGCGAGGCGGGAGACCGGGTGGAGCTTCTCCGCAATCCGAGCAAGTCTCCGGTGAGCCAGGCACTCGAGTTGATAGGCCAGGTCGAGGAAAGGATGATAGCGACCGCGAGGCCGGACTACGCCAGCAACAGCGATTAGAAGTCTCCATGGCCAAAGCCGAAACTCAAGCTGAAGCCCTCTCAGATTCCGTTTACGACGCATACAAGCCTTCCGTGAAAGTAGCGGGTACCAAAGCGCACCCCGGCAATCTTGTCGAGAGTGCTGCCATGGCTTCCGTTGAGGCCCCTCCCGCCGATTATGTCCCGTCAATTCCTAAGGAAGTTCTTGCTGCCGGCAATCTCTCCGATGCCCAGATGGAAACGATTGTGCGCGCCGGGCAGGCCCACGATACCATCCTTGAAGGTGGGGAGCGGCAGGGGTTCTTTATTGGCGACGGAACCGGTGTCGGCAAGGGAAGGGAGATAGCCGGTGTCTTCCTCGATAATTGGAACAAGGGCCGCAAGAAAGGTGTGTGGCTCAGCGCAAATTCTTCCCTCTTCAAGGATGCTCGCCGCGACACTGAAGGAATTGGTGACGACGCAGAGAAAATCTTTGAGCTTGGCAAAGTCAAGGCAACTTCGTCCATCAACGCCTCCGAGGGGATTCTCTTCGGAACCTACGACACGCTCAAGATGGCCGCGAAGGGTGAGCAGGGCAAGTCCGGGAAGCGCCGCATTGATCAAGTGGTTGCATGGTTAGGTGCGGATTTCGATGGAGTGATCGCACTTGATGAATCGCATCGCGCCGGGAACGCCTTGCAGGTCCAGGGACAGCGCGGACGGAAAGACCCGTCCAAGACAGCACTCGCCGTAATCGAGCTTCAAGACAAACTTCCCAACGCACGAGTGGTCTACGTGTCCGCAACCGGCGCAACGGAAGTCATGAACCTTGCCTACGCCAAGCGCCTTGGGCTTTGGGGCACTGGCACTCCCTTTCCTTCCGTGCAAGCCTTCGTGGGTCAAATTCAATCGGGCGGCATCGCGGCCATGGAGCTTGTGTCCCGCGACATGAAATCCATGGGGAAATATCTTGCCCGCTCTCTCTCCTTCCACGATGTGACCTATGACAAGCTCGAGCACGTCCTTACCGCCGACCAACGTGACATTTACGACAAGCTGGCCGAAGGATGGCAAACCGTTCTGAACAACCTGAATGAAGCCCTTCAAGAAACCGGAGTCGTGGATGAAGACGGAAAAACCATGGACGGTCGTGCCAAGAGCGCGGCAATGTCCGCTTTTTGGGGATCTCATCAGAGGTTTTTTAACCAGATCATCACTTCCATTCAGATGCCTTCCGTCATTTCCAGGATGAATAAAGAGCTTGAGAGCGGGAACGCCTGCGTGATCCAGCTCGTGAATACGAACGAGGCAAGTCTTGGCCGGGCTATGGCGAACCTGGAAGAAGATGAATCTCTGGAAGACCTCGATCTCACGCCGCGCGATCAGCTTATGCAGTACATCGAACGGAGCTTCCCCATCTTCCAGTATGAGCAATACGCAGATGAGGACGGGAATGTGAAGAGCCGCCCCGTGTTGGATGCCAACGGGAACCCGGTTGTGAACCGGACGGCCGAAGCCATGAAGGAGAGGCTTCTCGATCAGCTTGGAAGCATCCGTGTTCCCGATGGGCCGCTTGAAATGATCCTGAATGAGTTTGGCGTGAAGGACGTTGCCGAAGTGACCGGGAGAACGCAGCGGGTCGTTACCGATGAATCCGGGAAGAGGGTACGAGAAAAGCGTAGCAAGGCCAAGACCGAAACCGACGCACAGGCGTTCCAGGAAGGGGAGAAAAATATCCTTGTCTTCTCAACGGCCGGCGGGACCGGGCTCAGTTATCACGCCGACTTGAAGGCGAAAAACCAGAAGAAGCGTATCCACTTCCTGGTTCAAGCAGGGTGGCGAGCGGATGTTGCAGTGCAAGGATTCGGTCGGACGCACCGGACCAATCAGAAGCAGGCCCCTCATTATCTCCTGGTTACGACGGACCTTAAAGGACAGAAGCGGTTTCTTTCTTCCATCGCTCGGCGCCTTGACCAGCTTGGGGCACTCACCAAAGGCCAGAGGCAAACAGGAAGTCAGGGATTCTTCAGCGCACGGGACAATCTGGAAAGTGAGTACGCAACCGAGGCGTTGCAGAAGTTCTTGAAGAACCTGCTGCATGATGGCGAGATTTCCGGGGTGAGCGTTGATGACTTCGAGCTTCAAACCGGAATGAAGCTCAGGAATGATAATGGTATGCAGGCGGCGGCGTCTCCACCAATGACGCAGTTCCTGAACCGTCTCCTTTCCTTGAAATACGATACTCAGAATGCCGTGTTTGATGCCTTCTCGAAAGAGATGGATGCCATTGTTCGACGCGAGATCGAGAATGGAACGCTCGACCAGGGGCTAGAGAACTTGAAGGCCGCGAAGATCGAATTGGTGAGCGAGCAGACCGTCCATACCGACGAGAAGTCGGGGGCCGAAACGAAGTATGTGGAGCTCGACGTGTCCAACCCGACGCCCGTTGTTTCATGGGAAGAGAGCGGCAAGGTTGCCAGGAAGGGATATTACCAGAACCTTCGGAGCAAAAATGTTTGGGGGCGAGGCTCGGAAAAGCTTAGAACCAAGTCGAGCGGTGATGTGGTGAACGAAGCGCTTCTCACGGCCCCGTCGAGCAGGCATCAAAACGTCGAGACTATTGATCTGGATGACGAGAAGAAGTGGAGGAGGGTAGAAAAAGAAGAGGCTGAAAAGCTATGGAACGATGAGTATGACAAGGTTCCCAAGATGGTCACGCAGCGCACACACTTGATCTCTGGCGCCATCCTTCCGATCTGGGACCGGCTTACCGGGAAGGCGAGGATTGTCAGGATTCAGACCGACAAGGGGCAGCGATTTCTCGGGAGGCTCATCAACCGGGAGGACCTGTCCAATACGCTGAGGAACCTTGGAGCATCGAGAACGACGGCTGAATACCCAACGGACAGGGCGATTCAACTTCTTGGCCAAGGGCACCGGCTTGAGCTTTCGAACGGGTGGACGGTAAAAGAGTCTCGCGTGTCCGGGGAAATGAGGATCGAAATTGTTGGGCCGAACTTTAACTTCGATGCGGAGCTTGCGCGGGCCGGGGTTTTCACGGAGCGCGTCAATTGGAAGACTCGCTATTTCATTCCTACGGGAACGGATGCCGGGCAGGTTCTGGACAAGGTTACAAAGAGCAGGCCCATTGTGGATGACGTGGCTCCCTTCCAGGGGAGTGGGCGTGTTGGCGCAGAAGAGATGGAGGGCGGAAACGCCAAAGAAGAGAGAGAGCAGGAAGATAGGCAAGCACCCACCCTTCAAGGCGTTCCCAAAATCAAAATCACTAACCCCGAAGAGAAGATCACCCACAAGGCTGGATACTCCGAGTTCTTCACGACCGTAGTTGATGCCGATGGAGGCCAGGCCGCAAAGCGCGTGAGCGGAAAAGCTGTGAAGGTGAAGGGCCTTCCCGATGGGCGAGAAGCGTTCGCTTACAAGATTGACGGAGCATACCCATGGGTCGTGGTGGACAAGCAGAGTGGGCTGGCTTTGGCATCTGGTGAAAGGACCATGGAAAATGCCGTATTCACTGCCGAGCTCAGCATTGAAAACGTAGATAAGGAAGAAATGGACAAGGTATTCGCCGAGTCTGAGCTTGACTTGTTGCCTCTGTATTCATGGCAAGCGCCAGGCGGACAAGGCACCACCAACCTATACTCAGGCTTCCCGGTAGACGAGTTGATCCGAGAAATCCGCGCGGCCAAGGCCAGCATAGAAGAGTTGATGCCGCGCATCATGCCCCGCCTGACCGACCTGGGAGCCCGTATAATCGCCCGCGGCCACAACACGGCCCGCACCTTCAAGGAAGAGCTGTCTCGCGTTCTCGGGGACGCCTTCGACGCCGTGCGCCGGTACGTGCTGAAGATCTTCGCCGCCGCGCAACGGGCTTACGCGAAGCTGCCTGATGCCGTGAAGAATGAGTGGGGGACCTTTGCTGGGCCGAAGGCGCAATGGTGGGACAAGGCCGAGGGAAAGTTCTCTAGTTTGTATGACAAAAGGGAAAAATTTGAGATTGATGATAGTGGGGCGAGGATAAAGAAAGCAGATGAGATACTGCCCAAGGAGTTTAAGTTCAAGGAATCTGATGACGGGTTTCATGTTTATAGGAAGGGGAAATTTGAAGGCTTAGGAGTAGACAAATGGAGAGCGGCCGTAGATGTTTCCCAACGATATGGAATGACACTTGATGATATTTTGGATCATCCTGAACTTTTCAAACAGTATCCAGAATTAAGGAAGCTGGGACTTACGTTTCTTGAGAATCCTGATGGTTCCAAAATATCGGGGTCTTATAGTCCCAGATCGAACAAGATTGAGATTCGATATCCGAGCAAAGAGGTGTTTGCTGAGTTAGGTAAAGATCTAAATACGAATCTTAAAAAAGATCTCCTTCATGAGATCCAGCACGCCATCCAAAAACTTGAAGACTTCGCTCGAGGCGGGGCTCCATTAATTGAAAAGATAAAACAGCAACATCCAAAAGAGTTTGAAACCGCAATCGACAGAATTAAATCTGAGAAGCCGACATGGACTAGCGTTAGATCCGTTTTTGGTGGAGATGTTGGACAAACGGCAGCATTCTCCATTTACAATCGTCTCGCCGGAGAAATAGAAGCCAGGGACGTAGCATCCCGATCCAACCTGACCCCGGAGCAACGCCGGGCAACGCCGCCCTACTCTTCCGAAAACATCGCGCCCGAGGACGCCATTGTGCGGTTTGGGGACGGTGAGACTCAGATGGCTGTTGCTCCCAAGGATCTCCCTGAATCAGCGAAGGCGAAGCTTGCGGGGACTCGGGTTGTTGGGGAGGATGGGGAACCGCTTGCCGTATTCCATGGTGGCGAAGCAGCAATAGGAGAATTCAAAAATAAGCCGGACAGGCGAGGCGGCAACGGTGGATTTTACTTCACTCCTAACGCAAGATTGGCCAGCGTGTTTGCGGATCAAGCCGATGTTCCAGGCGTGCATCAGGTTTATCTGGCTATTAAAAATCCCAAGATCGTTGATTTTGATACAGGTGCTTCCGCTAATCTTTCCCCTAAAGACATTGCGTCGTTGAAATCCCAAGGCTTTGATGGGGTAATTGGCAAAAGAGATAAGACTGTCGTTGAATACGTCGTCTTCAACTCCGACCAGATAGTCTCGGCCCTGAGCCCGGAAGGGGAGGCGGCGGGGAAGCAGCCCGAGCAGCAAGGGCAGCAGAAGCAACCCGAGCAACTTCGCTCCGCCCTAACCCCTCCCCTTCAAAGCGAGCAAGGCGCAATCCGCCTGCCCCAGCTTCCTAAATTCCCAAACTGGTCTCGCGCCAAAGCTCAACGCGCCTCGACCGGAGACGCCGAAATCGATGCCGCCCTGAACAAAATCGGCCCGGCCCAAAAAACAACGAAGGAGAAGCTCGACGCCGCTCTCGACAACTGGAAGCTCAAGGCCGAGCAGGGCATTTTCGATAGGTTCGCATCCCTCAAGGCACTTGCGAAATCAGCCGGGATCGACACGGCCAGCAACGCATCCAGGATCCAGGAAGACCCATACGTCGCAGCCACCATGACCACATCTCTCGGGGATATGCTGGCGACCATGATGAACCACGGCGTGCCCCAATGGAAGGAAGGCGCCGTATGGACCCCAACCAGGAACAAGGGGCTCGCCCAAGTCTTCGAGCCCGTGGCCGACCAACTTGACATGTTCCTCGGATGGATGGTCGGAAAGCGCGCCGAGAAGCTCATGGCCGAGGGCCGCGAGAACTACTTCACCGACGCTGAGATCAAGGCACTCAAGCGCATCATCACCCTTCCCGAAAACAAGGCCAAGTTCCTTAAGGTGGAAGCCGACTACATTGCCTTCAAGAAGGGGGTTCTCGACTTCGCGGAGGCGAGTGGAGTAATCAACGCCGAAGAGCGTCTTCTCTGGGACCACGACGAGTACGTGCCATTCTACCGGATCATGGAAGAAACTCAAGGGCTCAAAGGGCCACGAAATAAAAACTCCGTCGCAAGTCAGTACAGTGGCATCAAGAAGCTCAAAGGCGGTGAATCGAGGCTTGGGGACATATTCGTCAACATCATGATGAACTTTTCTCACCTCGTGGACGCCAGCGTCAAAAACCACGCAACCGAGCTTTCCATCCAGGCCGCCGAGAAAATGGGTGTTGCGGTCAAAGCCAAGAATCAGTTCAAGCCCGCCATTGTTCCGGGGAATCAGATCAAGAAGATAGTCGAGGCCGAGTATGGTCCGCTCCTGGAATCCATGGGTATCGATACCAGCTTGCTCGATTTCAAGTCTCTTCAGAGCCTGTACCGAATGTTCCAGATGACCAAGCCCCAGGGTCCCGATGTGATTCACGTTTTGCGCGATGGGAAGCCAGTCTATTACCACATTCAGGATTCGCTTGTATTGCGGTCGCTCTCGGCGGTGAACGAGCGCCCATGGGGAGGTCCAGCCATGAAGGCCATGCGGACAGCCAAGCGACTCCTTACTCGGGGCGTCACCGCTGACCCTGGCTTCATGATCGCCAACCTTACTCGAGATACCTTGAGTGCATGGGTGGTTTCCCCCGACTTCAAGGCCGGGGTGGATTCCGTGAAGGGGGCGATAAAGACTTTTCGTGAAGATGAGGATTATGTGGCGATGCAGGCGTCTGGAGCTGCCTTCTCCGGAGGGTATGCTTTTGGGCATGATTTGGAGGCAGCCAAGCGAGAAGTTGAGAAGCTCAACAAGAAATACAAGGTTGACGGGTCAACGGTGCTTAACAGCGTAAAGAAAATGTGGGCGTTCTGGGAGAAGTTTGGAAGCCGATTCGAGAATGCGACCAGAACACAGATTTATGCCAATATCCGAGCCCGTGGCGGTGCTCACGTCGAAGCGGCCTATGAAGCCAAGCGCATCATGGATTACTCGAAGCGCGGTGACTGGATGACCATCAAATTCCTCTGCGAGACGGTTCCCTTCTTCGGGGCCAGGCTCCAGGGAGCGCAGCGCCTTTACCATGGATACCGCGAGAACCCCAGGGGGTTTGCCACGAAGGGGATGATCCTCATGGGGGCTACCCTTGCCTTGTATGCCATGAATGCGGATGATGACAGGTATAAGGAGCTTGAGGAATGGGATCGGGACAACTACTATCACTTCTTTGTCCTTGATGAGCATTTCCGTCTCCCCAAACCCTTCGAGGTGGGCGCCATCTTCTCCACCATCCCGGAGAGGCTGGCCGAGTGGTGGCTTGGGGAAGGGACTTCGAAAGAGTTTGCCAGGCGCATGCTGTTCACGCTGAATCAAACTTTCTCGTGGCAGCCTCCGCAGCTCATTGGGCCAATGATTGAGCAGTATGCCAACAAGAGCTTTTTCACTGGACGTCCAATTGAGGGACAGTCCCTGCAAGCCTTGCAACCAGGAGCGCGCCGCGACCCATGGACCGGGGAAACCGTGTCCGTGATCGGGGAAGCCACCAACGTTTCCCCTAAGAGGATGGAGGCCTTCATGCGCGGCTACTTCGGGACGCTCGGGACATATGCACTTATGGCGTCCGATGTCGCCGTGCGATGGATGTATGATTATCCGGACCCTCCAGCTAGCCGCCTGGATGACCTTCCTGTCATTCGCCGGTTCGTTCAGGAAGACCCGGCCCGCCACACCAAGTATGTCACTTCCATGTACGAGATGATCCGCGAGGTTGACCAGCTTTATGCCACGGTCAGACGCTATGAGAAAACCATGGAGCCAGGAAAAGCTGGAGAGCTTATCGAGCGGGAACGACGTAAATTGACATACAAAGACACTTTTAATAAGGTGCAAAGACAATTCAGTATGATTGATCAGGAGATCAGAAACATTCATCTTCGTAGGGATCTCACGCCAGAAATGAAACGGAAAAGTATTGATGAGCTTACAAGAAGCAAAAATGAATTAGCCAGAGATGTTTATGATAGCACCAAGGCTGCGTTCAAATGACGATAAAAAGAGGAGAGGAATAGTGAGTTTGAGGCTCTGGATTATGTTGTTGTTATCCATGGGGTGCATCGGGGGACTGTGCCGCAAATATGGGGAAGAGGCAATTATGGCATGGCTCTTTATTTTTGCTGTTGTCGGCATGTTTCTTTCCTTCTTGGGATTTGTCGGCGTTTCTCCAACCTGTCAACTTTGAAAGGGGAAGATCAATGTCATTTCAGTCGCTACATAATATGAGAAACATGATTCAAATTCTTATTTTTGTTTCTGCCCTTCTCTTTCAAGGCCTTATCTCTCTGCCCTTCCTCTCTCACGCTCAAGCCTACGAAAAGGTGATCACCACCAACAACGCGACCTCGCGCATAGCCACCACCATAACGGCGGCCGCAACCTCCATAACCGTCAACCCCGGAACGGGCGCGCTCTTCCCCGACCCGACCGCCACCGCGGGGACCTATGCGCCGGCAACGCTATATGACGCCTCGGACAACAAAGAGATCGTCTATATCACCGAGCGGGTAGGGGACATCCTGACCGTCGAGCGCGGGAAGGAAGGGACCGTTGCGAGAGAATGGGCCGTCGGGACCGGGATAGGATGCAGGCTCACGTCGAGCATCATTGAGGACAAGCTCAGAAACCCCATCGACCATGTGTACTACGTGAACGTCTTTGCAGTCGATCAATCAGCGGTCGGGGTTGCCGGGGCATTAGACGATTACAGCCTTGCCGACATAAACGAGTACCTTGATTCGGCGGGAATTCAGGCCAGGGTCGTCCTCCCGGCGAAGACGACAAACTATGTCCTTACCGGGAACCTGACCATTTCCGAGGAAGTGGAGCTCGAAATCCATAAGGGAGCGATGATAGAGCCCGACGGGAATACGCTCACCTTCCCGGGAACCTTGTCCTCTCTTTCCGGGATCGTTGATTGTGGATGGCAGATATTCGACGCATTATCCGGAGAGGTTGTCGGCCTCAATCGGGTGCGCCCGGAATGGTGGGGGGCGACGGCTGGAGACAACACCGTTGATTCTGGGATTGCGTGGAACAGCGCAATAGAAGCCCTTGTGCAGCATGGCCGGCTGGATGCCGAGAATGGGGCATATTATCTTGCAACCGGCATATTGGTTGATGCAAAGCCGATTTCCATAATCGGGGACATGACCTATGGGACGGTGTTTTCTCCAAAGGCCGGGCTTGCGGCCTGGACGGCCATGATGACCGTGAATAGTACGGACAGGGGCACGCCGTCCAATTGGTGGACCACGGCCCATGACAATGGGTTCGTGATGAAGAATGTTACCTTTGAAGGAGGGGGTCGGGACTATCAGTGTCATGGCTTGGTCTTTACCGGGCAGAATTCGGATGTTCAGCTCGACAATATATTTTACGCGAACATCAAGGGCTCCGGCATGAAGGCCTGTGACCCGTTCGGCGTCACATATGATGACGTGGTTACGGGCAATGTGATGCAGCAATGCCAGTTCCACAATATCAGGATGCAAAACTGTGGCTACGAGGCCACGGGGGGCACGGCAAGCGAAAACTTTGCGGCCAGCCACGCCGCATACGAGATTGGGAGGAATGCGGTTGGAACGGGCTCGCATAACCACCTGAAGCATACCGGGGTTTTCCAATTGGGCTACTCGAGGTGGAGAGGAATCCGTGTGCTGAACCGGGGCGGAGCGGGGGAAACCGGACCCAACATGCACGAACTGGCTTTCCAGGATTTCTTCCTTCACGGCACTGTGAGCTTGGCTGGTAATGATGAAAACGGAGACGCCTGGAACACCGATCAGCATTTGATGACCGTTGGGAATATCGTTGCCGACGGCGAGAGCTCGGCTGACGCCAATTACAATCAGGGCGAGATCAAAACCATTTTCATCGACAGGTTTCATGTGGTGGAAATGGAAGAGAATTATGCCGGGATTGTGGTTGGTGAATGCTGGAACGGGGCCGGGAATGACGTTGGTGCTTCCGTGCATCTTGCTTCGGGGCAATTCGGAGCGAGCAGCTACCTTGTCCCATCCTATGGAATTCTGTTCGATGGAGCGGAAAGTAGCTATGTCGGCGGTATCACATACCAGTCTCCGGGAGGTCCTGCGAATTCGGTTTATGTGAAAAGCTTGCTGGATGAATTCCAGGAAATAACTCTTGGCCCTGTGTCGGCCGAGGTTCCAACGGGGACTCCCGCAGCTTCGGCCACGGTCTACGTCAAGACCGATATTGGCCAGGGACAAATCCATGATTTAACGGCTCAGACTTATACGGCGCGCGTCCCGGCCTGCGGGAAAGATGTGACCGGGGATACCGACGGGGCAACCGAGGTCGTTACCGGACTTGCCTATACTACTAATTTTCCACCTGGATCTCTTGTGTATGTCAGTGCTGGATTTGCAACCACCGGACCCTTTACTGTTTAGGTAGAAAACGCAACAGATTTGACGCTGAGCGCCGTGAGCAACTCCGCAGAGGTAAATGTATCCATAATCGGGACCACACGGGAATTCACTCTTGCTAGGGCAACTCCGGATTACAAATTCATCAAGCAAGCGTGGATAGTTCCGGAGTGGGGAGGACTGGTAGCAGACAACACGGATTACGCCAGCCTGAAGATTGGTTATCGAAACAACCTGGGCGCCGACGGGACCGGAAGCCCTGTGAGCACCACGACAAAGTTGGTTGGCGGAGGCGGGACCGGGGATTGGACGGCGTTTATCCCGGTCGAGCTTGAGGTTGATCGAGGGGTTGCATATCTTCCGACGGGAGGTAGCGTTACCTTTGCAATCGATCAAGTAGGGACCGGCGTCGAGGTGCCGGCCCTGCTTGTCGGGTTTGAGATGTCGGACTGGAAGTATTTTCAAGATCCTTGAGATCATTGAGATCTTTGAGATCCTTGATTACAGAAGTGACCTCCCTCGAAGTTGGGGCAGTTCTTTTCGTGCTGGCACATCAAACCACTCAAGCACGGTCAGATACACGTCAACGGTGCAGGCCCCTCCATCGGCCCACCGTTGACGCAACGGAATGTCCGTAGCACACCAGGACCACGGAGCGTTGAGATGGCGAAACTCGGCCCCGTCGAAACCATGGTCCGAGATGACCATGACGTGCGTTCTCTCACGGTCGATGCCGCTGAGCACCCGACCAAGCGTTTCGTCGCATCGCTCTATCTCGTGCTCGTATTCAGGGCTCTCTCCACCGAATGCGTGGCCGAACTTGTCCGGGTTCAAGTGGCAAAATGTCAGCGACTTTGATCGCATCTCCAAACGGAGAGCCAAGACTTTCGCCCAGCAGGCCAAAAGGATATCCGAATTGAAGATGCTGCTGTTGCTGCGTGGCCAAGCCTCCAAGGCCCGACCGTATCGCCTCCGCCTGAATTCTCCAGTTCTTCGCATTCTCTTCCAGTTTCTTCTCGAGGTCGGCAATTTTCTCCTTGTCCGTCCTCGACTCCATACCTCTACTTCTCGCGACCTCGGCAACCAAGTGAACCGCGGAGAGAAGCGCATCGGCCTCGGACTGATCGCGGAGTTTGCCTTGAAGTGAGGATATTGCGGCGGAGTGTTTTTCCTTCAAGGCCGAGATTTTAGTGTCGTGCTCTTCCTTTAGCGCGGCCTTGACCTTCTCGATCTTCCCCATGAGGTCTTCCGCATACCTTTCCTTCAAGGCGTTGATGGCCTTGTTCTGGCGGACTTGCATGTCTGTTTCGGCTTCCTCGATGATCTTGTTCGTGGTTTCATCCGACCTTGCAAGTGCTTTTTCCAGTTCCTTGATTCTTCTGGCCTTTTGAAAAAACATGGCGATGATTCTCCTCTTTATATCCTTGAAGGGGGGAAGGGCTTCCTTGTTTTGCCCTTCCCCCCTTTACCTGCCGTGCCCGTCTAACGTGGCGATAACCAGCGGGCGCCTTTACAGACTCACGCCTTACGACTGCCAGGCGTGGCGCCCGTCTGGTTCATTGCCGGGTTAGACGGGCTCAAATTCCACCTTTACGATTGGCCCGCATCTCAGATTTTTGAATGGAAGCCCGACATCGGTCACTCGAACATCCACATGCTTCTTCGCTTCCGGGTCGAAAAACCTGACCATGCTTCCCAATTTGAGATGACCATCCCGAGCACAATGTGATCTCTTGCGGCCCGACAGAATGCTGTCGATAGCATCCGCGTCGAGAGGGCACCACACGTCCACGCCTCCGTTGGCTGCCCTTAGGAAACATCGGTCGGTTTCATCCAACTCGGACAGCGGCTTTGCTTCTGGCCAAAATGGCCCTGGGTCATACCCCTTAACATTGGCATATTTCCCAGGCTTTTTACTGGCCACTTCGATTACCTCCCGGCCTCGCGGCCTAAAATCACGGCCCTACTTATCTCTACCTTATTCCTTCACTCCTCCCATCCCTCCTACGCCACCACAACAACCCCGTCAGGCAACGCCCCTTCCAAATACCCCTTGATCCCGGCCATGGCCTCCACCTTCCAGGCCCCGCCGTCGGCCTCGTACAAAGCACAACTCGGCATCTTGCCCTGAGCGCTTCCTTGGAGCCGCAGCACGAACAGCGACTCGGGCTGATCGATCTCGATGAAGGTCCTGAACGGCTTCAAGGCCACCGGGTTGGGAAGCCGGATTTCTTCCACGAGGGAAATGCCTTGGTTGGTCTGCACTTTCTGAGATACTCCGTCGTCCACCGTGGTCTTGACGGCCGAATCCTTGATATTGCCGAGGAGTTGCAGAAGCTGGCGCGTGGTGTCGGTCTGAATGAAGCGGGTTTGCAGGCCGATCATGAACTCTTCGTGGGACAGGAAGCGATTGAAGGTGAAGGGATCGAAGAGGTCTGCGGTGGAGGTGGCGAAGCAGGTGCGCTGCTTCCATGAGCCGTGGAGGTTGGAGAGAATGGACACCGTGTTGAAGTTTTCGACGTGGAAGAAGCCGGGTCCGATGTCCGGGATGTCAAGGATATCATCGCCTTCTCTGCCGAGAACGCTCGCCCCCTCCCCGTTGTAATAGTCCACGAGGCCGGCGAGAGAAGAGAGATGGATGGTGTCGGGCTTCGGCTCGTAAACAGGGTGGATCGGCTTTGAGCTGTAGGTCCTTCCGAGCGCCGGGATGATCTCCGGTTGTGCGATGTCGAGCAGTTTCTGAATGGCTGTTGCTATCATGGTGTCGTGCTCCTTTCGTTTGGTGGTGGTGGTGATGGTGAATGCATTTATTCCTTTGTGGTTTATTTTGGGTTCATGCGCTGGCTAGGGCTTTTCTCCCACCGTTAATTGATCTTTGGCTTTCTTGATGATCTCCTTCATGCTGGAGACCATTCCCGCAAAGTCAGTATCCTTTAGCGTGGAGCGGCATGCGTAATCGCATGTGCATCCGGTGGCAATGAGGAGATACGAGCTCGTTGAAGTGCTTGATGATGCGTCGGATTTCTCCTTGTCTTTTTTCGGGTTGACCTGGTCTTCCACGCAGACAAGGTAGTTAATCGCGGATTGCAGATCTTTTGACTTTTCCAATCCCTCTTCGATATCTCCGACCTTTATGGCGCTGACCTGGGAAGCCATCAAAATCATGACGATAATGATCATCGTTGCCACTGTTGCCAATTTTGCATTCATGTACTTTTCCTTTCTCATTCACTGAGCCCTTGTTTATTTGTCTACCCTATTTTCTTGCTGCGATGAGGTGCGTCGCGCTCCCGCCCTCCTACTCAGCAGCCACCTCCCTTCCAGGCATTGACACAACCTTCCCCTCTTCACGGCCCTTCTTCTCAGCTTCTCTCGCTTCCTCCAGTCGCGCCTCTTCCTCCCGCAACTGATCCCGCATGTGCATTTGCTTCGGGTCAGCCGATTCGTACATCACGGGACATCCATTCTTGATACCCAGGTAGCCCTTGGTGGGGTACGATTTCAGCGGGGCCAACTTGGCGGACACGTCATGAGTGATGTCCACGAGCTCGCGCTCTTCGTCGGATTTGAGGGAAACGGTGAGGGTGATCTTGCGAACCGTCGTGGCCTTGGTGTTGGGGTCCTGCATGTTCTTCAGGACCTGCTCGAGTACATGCTCGAAGCGTTCAGCCAGGGCGCCGCCGGCCAGGTTATCGAAGCTCATTGGGGTTGGTTGATTGGGTTGTCTGTTCTGCGACATTTTGTTTTGCTCCTTCTTTGCGGTGATTGGTTGAGAGATGTCAGTAATGTCACGCTCATCGTCTATCTTGTTTCAATCCACGCCCCCCCCTGAGTGGGGAGCGACTCACTCAGGCATCACATTAATGCCCTTCACCATCTTCGTTTTTCTTGTTCTTTTCACTCCTCCTATTTGACTCCCTGATAGCCTCCACGACAACCCCGGCATCCGATAAGTCATCTCGGCAGAACTCCACATCGTTGCCCTCGAAGTCGAGGAGGTTGATCGAGCATTCCCCCTTCTCGGCATTGATCTCAATGGAGTAGCCGTCGGCAAGGTTTTCTATTATGGCTCCGAGGAGATCGTGAAAGTCCATCCTGAGCTTGGAAGGTTTAGAAGCAATGAGTGAATAATCTTCTACTTTCCATTCCTCTATTTGAGCATCGAAGGAATAAGTGCTTCCGTCATTTCGTGGACGGGGCGCTTCATATTTGTTTTTGGCTAACTCAGCACTTTTTCTAGTAGCGTGAAGACTAATTACATCCCACTCGTCGCCATCTGATCCACTACCAGTCGTGAGAATGAAAACGATTTTATCGTTTTCGGAAGAGAGGATCTTTTCTTTCAAGGCATCCCGTTCTTTCTTTAACGCATTCCGCTCTTTCTCAACCTCACGGTAATTCCTTCCAAGATCTTCGTGATTCATGTGCATTCTGGCAAGGCTTTCGCTGAGCCTCATCACCTGCGCTTCCTGGGACGTAGAGGGGATGGAGGGGGTGGATGGGATAGAGAAGGATGGATAATACTCATGTGTCGGCCTCATCCCCTTCTCGGCCAGCTTCTCCTCGAGAACGAGTAGTAGCTTTCGGCTCAGAATCGAAACCACCTTATTCTTTTTGGAGAGCTTCCTTGTTTTCCATGCAATCTCACCCTCCTGCCATGCAATCTCTTTATCCTTCCTGGCCAACTCTTCCTTGCACTCATCGAGCTCCACTTCTCGCTCGGTCAGTTTGTCTTTGACCTCCGACTTTTCCCTGCACAACAGATTGTATTCCTCTTCCACAATAGCGTTTCTGATTATGAGGCTATTGCTTTCCTTTGTGAGCCCTACAACCTCGTCTTTTTCTTTACCAAGCGCAACGCTGAGCTGCATGATCTGATCTGATTTCGCAGTATTCTCCGCAATGATTCCAGCGGGATCACAGTTCGTTTCAAGATCGTGGATATACCTTCGAAGAGGAGGGGGCAGGGCGTTGATGTTTTCCGAAGTGGGGTGCCAGCCTTCCTTGTGAAGCCAAGCGTGGTCAACTCGGGCGCCATCCTCATTTATTGACCTCCTATCATCAACCACCCACCACTTAATGACCTTGTACTGCTCCGGATCAAGCGGAAGCCTTGCGCCACTCATAAGATCGGCCGACACATTCCCGTCACCGTCCACCCAGGCGTCATATTCGCATCCTTCGGTGACGTGTGCCGTGCTGCCCGGCGTGGAAGATGATACGTTGCATTTTACCTGGATTGCTCTTGGCACCAAATCTCCGAAGGGGTAGGCGGATGAGCGGTAGTATATTGCCGGGGAAGGGGTGGCGAGGTGTGGTGGTGAAGGTTTGGGCTTAAAAGATGGTGATGGTGATGGTGTAGTATTTGTTTTGCTCATGGCTTTGATTCTCTCCTTTCAAGGCTATTCCTGACCGGGCTGTCCAGCTCTCCATTATTGCTTTCTTGCCTTCTTCCCCTCAATCTCCCGCACCACCTCATCAACCCTACCTTCCCGGCACTCCGGAATCCCCTTCCTGGCCCACGAAGCAATCCCGCGCTCGGTGTATCCGAACTTCTTGGCAACTCTGGCCCATGTGCCGTAGTGCTCGTAGATTTTGCGGAGGCGCGGGTCTATTTTGGCGAGCGTTTCCTCATGGGCTCTGAGTGGCTTGGAGGGGATGATGGTGGACTGGGAAGGGTGGAGGGGCGGCGATGGGGGCGGCGATGGGGGCGGCGATGGGGGCGGCGATGGGGGCGATGATGCTTGGCCTGCTTGATGGGACGTATTCTGGCCGTCCAGGCTGTCTTGATCTTTCATTCGTATATGCTCCTTCCATTCGAGGTTATCATCCTTCACCTTTCATTTTCACAAATTCCACCACAATCCTACCAAAAAAAATCCAGAATGCAAGATGTTTTTCACTAAAATATTCCGCAAATAGTGCTTGACTTACATGTTTTTCTCGTGAGATATTGGCGTTGATGGAATACTTGTGGAAGATTGATGTGGCGGTGGCGGAATGTGTTGACGATGATAAGGTCGTCAACCGGTAGACGCTAGATTAGCCCTGAAAAGAGAGATGCCGTATTGATGCAGAGACATCATAGTCTTATAAAGCACTCTCCTTCGAGGAGCCGGGACAGTGGGGAAATACTTGGTGAAGAAATGCTGTTACGTGTTGTTTGATAATGCAGCTCGATACGGCTTTCTTCGAGGATTGGCAATCTGATAGACCAGACAGATGCGGCAGCCATTTGGGCGACCCGAGGCTCCACGTGCAGGTTCGAATCCTGTCCGCCACACTCCAAGTCCATGAAACATTATTTACCATTTATTCCTTGAAAGGAGGAGCGAAAGACTATGGCGGATATCGATGGTATGGACAGCAAGGACAGCACGGACAAGGCATGCAACACCGGCAAGACGTTGAGCATGAATACGTTTGGAGGGGGTCGGATCATAAGAGCGCGCAAGCCCTTTCTCACCTCAATCGCGGCACAACTCACCATGAGCCAGGCGGTGCAGCGCGGGATGACGGTCGAGGAGATCCAGGGCTATCTCGAAGGGGCGTTCTCCACCCTTCTCGGAATGAGGAAGAGGGAGATGGAAGAACTTTCCGTGAGCAGAAGAGATGGTGGCGGGATCTCTCTTTTCTTTCCCGGCTTCCATCCATCCTTCAAGGACAAGCTCGGAAAAGAAGGCCTTGAAGGGGAAGATTTTGACGCCTCTCTCTCCACTCCCAACTCTGCTTTCCCCGCCATCTCCCCAACTATCTCCCCTGCCGACTCCATCCAGGAAGACAAGGTAATCTGCCTGGAATGCGGGAAAGAGTTCAAGCAGCTCACGCAGAAGCACCTCTTTCTTCACGGCCTCTCTCCCAAAGAGTACAAGCAGAAGCACGGGATGAGGCTGAAAACTTCCCTCATGGCCAAGTCGTTGTCCGCGGCGAGGTCCGAGGCTGCGAAAGCGAGGGGTGTGCCTGAGAATCTGAAGGCGTTTCAGGAGGAGAGAAGACGGAAGAAGGTGGTGGAGGGTGGGAAGGTGCCGATGGATGGGGAGGCGATGGGCGGCGATGATGGCAAGTAACGAGAAGAGCAAGTAACGAGAAGAACAAGGAAGGGGTAGAATCGTGAATCGACCGACTCACCAAGCAGCACTTGATACCAAAGAAAAGATATTCTATGACTCGCCAACCTTGGTTAGAAGAGAACATGGATCATTGTTGCGTAGCTCCGTTATGAGCATATTCAATATGTTTCATGGGTCGGTGCGCCCCGAGCAGCGGAGTTGGTTTAGTAATCGGGGAGTATCCCGCGCCGACGCCAACCGTGGCAGACAAGCCAACGCCATCACGAAGCGCCGTCGCCTTCGAGACATCGGTCGTGAGTCCCGGCGGCGGAACCGATCGGCATGACGCAGCAATCCAATCAGCGGCTCCGAGAGCACCACTCCGCAAGAGCGACCGGCGCATAGGTCTGAAGGGTGTCGTGTACCGCGCCGAATGCTGGAGCCGCTTTAATCATTTCTCTTCTTTCTCTTTATCCGGCAGGGAGGGATGTCTAGTAGAGATGGATATCTAGTAGGAAGGGATACAAACCATGCAATCACTTCTCGATCTTCAAGGATGGCAACTCTTTTGGACCTGTGCGGCGGTCGGCATAATCTGCGGCGGGGCAATGGCGGGGCTTATGGCTCTTGTGAATTGGGGATGGGAGGCTTTGGGTGGAGAGGAGGGACGTGGATAAATGGGGAATGGCGGAGGGAACGAGGATGAGGACGTCCAAGGATGTTGTTGACGAAACCAAGGTAGCCGATGACAGGTCAACCACCGAAGTGTTTTTCTTGCATTCATACTTGATTTGAGGCATACTCTCCAAACCAAACAACAACCGGGAGCCTCCGTAATGGCTATTTTTGTTTCAAGACATTCAGTTAGCGTCAGGGAACCGCATATCGTAAGGTATGCGGGGGCCGTTGTTGGTCCGGTACCCCCTGGCGCTTTTTTATTGGGGGATACCATGCCTCAGCACGTCAAGGAAGGTCCGTCGAAATATTGTGAGCAATGCGGAAAGAAAATGGAGAGAAAGTATTACAATGGAAGGCGTGAAGATTTCACGCGATTCATGGCAAGACGATTTTGTGACCTGACATGCTCTGGATTATCCATAAGAGGCATAAGGGTTTTGAATGAACAAACAAGCCGAGCACGATCTGCAAAATTTGCCAAAACAGAATGTGAACAATGCGGCGGGAATGAGTACCTCCAAGTCCACCACAAAGACCACGATCCACTAAACAACGACATCAGAAATTTGATTACCCTTTGCATGTCATGTCACGTAAAGGCTCATCATGCAGAATGGCTATCCAAGAACGCAAACAGGACTTGTGAGTATTGCGATTCTCCAGTCAAGGGTCTTGGCTTGTGCATGAAGCACTATCAAAGAGTCAAAAAGCACGGTGATCCATTTCTTGTAGTAAAGCGATTACCGGGAGATGCACCTGGAGCCAAGGGACACCTGGTTCGGGTTGCTGACTGATAGAACATAGGACAAGTCTCCACTTTCCCGCTCAGCCCCAAAGAAGCGTGGCAAGGTAGCCGAGTCGGACTCTTGAGGCTTGCGGGAAATGCGATCAACCCCAGGACGGCAGCGGTGTTTATCGAGGAATTCATGGCGGCAATCATGGAATTGAGGGAGGGGAAAAGGGAAGGGGATAAATGATTTCATTGTCAAGTATCAGCATTTTTCTTCTTGGCCTGTTTGTCGGAGTGTTTGTCGGCATGTTCGCCATGGGGCTTTGCCAAGCCGCGGCGAGAGCTTCAAGGGCGGAAGGGCGCGTTGAGCCCAGCCATGCACCCAACCCGGCGCCTCGAGTAGTGAAGCGATAAAGCGATGAGCCACGAAACATAAATCACCAAGACACCAAGACACCAAGAAAGGAGAACCTTCCCAGCCATGTCATACCAGCCACGCCATAGAAACCCCATGGTAGCACTCCACGGCCCGGGTCCCGACGGAACACTATGCCGGCACTGCAACCACGTAGATTCCGACCTTCATGGAAAGGATGGCGGCAAGTTCAACAGGTTCTTCTGTAAGATAGCTTCCGGATCAGAATCCGAATCCCCAACCTCCAATGGCTACATCGATGCCATCCACGAAATAGCCAGGCAAAACCCGAAATTCTACCTTGCCAACTACCAGAAATACAATCACCGCATCACCTGGCCGTCCTGCTCGCTCTTTTCGGGACAGGCCACGATCACGTATCTCTGCAAGGGAACCTGCGGGAAAGAGTACACCATCGCCAGGACCGGGAGCGACAGCAGAAGGTTTACCGGGTACTGCCAGAGCTGCGCCGAAATCTCACACCGGGAGAAACGGGAGCTTGCACGGGAGATGGCGGAGAAGATGTTGCCTCGGTATGAGAGGAAGGAGGTTCGGAGGAAGGGTGGCGGTGGGAAGGAAGTGGGCGAGAAGGAAGAAGGGGATGTGAAGGTGTGCTTTCCGATCAAAGCAAAGGAGGGGACGAAGCGGCATAAGTGCCTGGGAAACAGCATCGCGGAAGAGTGTCATTCGTATAGTGCATGCATAAATTATGCTTGTAAAATGGGGTGGAGCGGGTTTCGGGATTGTGGCGAAGAAGGGAAAAGAGGTAATATAAAAGAAGGGTAAAACAACATGATAACAAAATCAGCCATATTCTCGAAATGCCGCACGTATCGCTATTCCCTTTCCAGGGTTTGGAATACCAGTCTTCCTGGCATGCTTTGGATCGGTCTTAATCCATCCACTGCAACCGAGACCGAGGACGACCCCACCATAAGGCGATGCATGCGGTTTGCCGCATCCTGGGGATATGGCGGAATAGTCATGTGCAATCTGTTTGCGGTTCGAGCTACCGACCCCAAGGTCATGTTAGCTCATCCCATCCCTGTCGGCCCCGAAAATGATACATGGGTTGATGCTTATTCCAGAGAGGTTGCGTTGATTGTGGCTGCGTGGGGCACTCACGGAAGACATATGCATAGGGACATGGAAGTAATGGAATTATTGAGGCGTGAGAGCGAACAAGGAAAGATCAAATGTTTGAAGCTCACGAAAGACGGAGCACCATGGCACCCATTGTATGTTAAGGGAGACGCCAAGCTTTTGAAATATCCTTGAAGGAAAATGGGGGGCACGATCATGCCGACAAAAAAGCATCGCCTCAAAATGGCGTGGACATGTAGCGACTTCAAGCATCATGAGCATCGATGGAAGTGGACCGCTCGAGTGTGTGGATGGTTGCAGAGGATTAGGGTGGAGGTGAGGGGAGGAAAATAAATCATGAGGCCTTTAATTTACACGCCATCCGGCCGGGCCGGTGAGTATGCCGACCATGGATATGCAGCTAATCTCTACAAGGGCTGCACTCATGGCTGTCTCTACTGCTACGCTCCATTTTACGTGAGTCGGAAAGAGTTCCATTCGAAAGTGACCCCGGCCCCCGATGTCCTTGAACGATTGAAGCGGGACATGACGCGAGTCGGCCAGCTTTCCGAACCCGTGTTCTTGTGCTTCTCGTGCGACCCCTACTGTATCGGCACGGAGCACTGGAGGACAAGGGACGCAATCAAAATCATCACAGACCATGGAAACTCTGTCAACATTCTGACCAAGGGAGGAATGGAAGCATGCCGCGATTTTGATCTTTTGTCGGCATCCAACTCTCAGATTGGAGCTACCCTCACGTTTTACAGTAGCGCCTTGTCGCTGAAATGGGAGCCCAATGCCGCGCTTCCGATGAATCGCATCGAAATGCTTTACCGAGCTCAATCCAGAAACATCCGGACGTGGGCCAGTATCGAGCCAGTCATTGTGCCGAGCGAGTCGCTGATGATTATGGAGGCCGCCATGCTCTACGTGGATACGTTCAAAATCGGAAAATGGAACCACGACAAACGGGCGGCCGCCATTGATTGGGGGAAGTTTCTTGAAGATGCCGTGGCCTTATGCGAGCAACACGGAAAAGCTTATGTCATCAAACAGGATCTGTTGAAATACAAGAAACCTTGAAAGGAGAAAGGCATCCATGACTGATTACGGCAACACCAAAGACAGCCCTTCCCCTTCAAGGCAATCCACGTCATCTCTTGCCTCACATTCCAACTCCAACCCTCTCCCCAACTCAAACCCTCCCCTCAATCTCTACTCCAACCCCCTCCCACGCCACGTAGACCTCTACCTCGACTTCGAAGAGGAAAAGAATCCGGACGGCACACTCATCGCTCCAGCTCGGGCGCGCTGCCGGCTTCGCTTGAAGGACTGGAGATTTGTGGATAGGCGGAAAAGGAACAGCAGTGGAACGGGGAGTGTGTGCATTCTCGATGAGGGCGATGAGTTCGTTATCGACCGGGGTGTGCTCGGTGAAGGAAATGACGGGGCGATCAGGATGCATGCGCTGATCCATGCCGAGGGGGAGAAGTACAAGAGAGAGTTGGTGGAGTGGGGAGTGGTTTGACGGTTAAGAAGGAAGAATTTGATGCGGCCTTGAAGGGATGGGAGGGCTTGCGTTGGTGGCGTAAAAAAGCAAGCCCTTCCCTTCAAGGCATTCCACGGATCATTGTAGCACTCTCAAGTTGCCAGCTTCGGCTCCACCACACAGGGTCACGACGCCACAATACCAATCTTCACGGCTGCACTCCGAACCAACGCCATATCTTCACCATAACCCCACAGATCCCCATCGCAATACCATTCCGGCCACGGTCCAAAGCAATGGGCCGGTACCGGCTTTGCTTTTGTGATGAAGTCCCTAAAATGACAAACAAGAGCCTTGAGTGTGCCGCCATTTGTGAATCCTCTCCATCGGCTGAATGGGCAATGCGTGAAAATGCGCCGTTGTGAGTACGAATCCACAAACCAGACTCGCCCTCTAGCGTCCACCTCCATCTTGGACACTCGGTTTTCATGATAAAAAAACCGCCTGCCGTTGGAAGCGATTGCCTCCAATGCCTGATTGACCATATCCACCCGTTCATTTTTCGTCATTCTTCCAGCTCCTGTCCCAAGTGGCCTAACATTGGGGCTCAGGCGCGGCGGCCAAGGACTCTGAACCAACGTCTCGGGCTTCCTCCGCCGTCGCCTGCAGCCCTGGGTTATGCCATAAATACACCCCCTCACCACCGCCACGCATGGGCCTAATAGCCCCGTGTCTCCCCGAGTGCCCTGGCTCCAACTCACAGGCCACGTGCGGGAACGTCTCGTTGACAGCTCCACACTTCATCACCTCCCCCTTTCGCCGCATAACATTGGGGCTGAGCCGAGCGGGCCGTAGTACCACGGACTTCCGTAGCACCACGCGTGGCCCGCTTCGGCTCCAGCCCTGGGTTAGGCCATTTACTCCGTGATATTAATCCCATCCGAAAACTCGAATTGCGACGGATATATGCCGTATTCTTTCCTGGCCGCCTCGTTCAAAGCTTTCATTGCCTCCGTATGCTCGCATCCAGTCTCATCTACTTCGAATTCCGCCTCGACCAAGAGATGGGCATAGCCCCACGCTTTCATTTTCATTCCGTCTCCTCGGGCCTCGCGGCCTAACGTGGCGATAACCCGCGCCGGCCTTAACGGGTTTCCGTAGCACGACTCACGCGCGTGGCCGGCGTCGGGTTCATTGCTGGGTTAGACCCCTTTGGCACCCAAGCGTTGGGTGCGGTTGTTCCGCACTTGCGGCACCTCAATGTGGTGCGCGTCACGATAACCTTTCCGCCGCAGGCGCAGCACGAGATACCTCTGTCGCCCGCCGGGAAACTCACTGTTACCATCACCACCTCCTCGCCGTCTAACGCTGCGCATCAGCGGCACCGATCACGCGGGCCGAGGACTCGAAGAGACGCAACTGAATTGCCCCCGCGTGGTCGGTGTCCGGCTGCATGCGCTTGTTAGATGATTTGAATCCACGGTACCATGCGTCCAGGTATGCTTTGGGTGTGGGCCAGCGAGTCTTGTCTTCGCCAGCCTTGTTCCAGAACCACCATGTGACCGCATGCTCAAAAACCCGATAACATCCGGGCCACCTTTGCCTGTGCTGCTTCACCTTACCCATCCCGACCGAGACGATTAAAGGGCACACCATTCAGCCGATCCGGTCAAAGCCCTGGTCATACAGTTCGCAAAATGGCAGGCCAAGACCTTCGATGAACTCCCAGACGTGCCATTCGTGCCACTCGAAAATGGGAGAATACTGCCATTTGCCGCGAAACCTTGAAATCCTCCCACGCTCTTTCCTCCCTGGAGACTCTTCGGCCCGTATGCCAACCAGTTTGTGTTTCAAGGGGATAGCTTTCGTTGGGTCTTTCTTTAGTACGTCGCAACACCAGCGCTTATTAAAAACGGGAGGAAACTTAGCTCTGATGCCTTCCCACATAGACATGACGGGACGGTAAATACGAGTATCAGGGTATGTCTTGAGCCCGAACTTGATCGCCTCAGGTGGATCAATGCCGGTGAAGCTGTGGACCGGAAAGCATTTAACTCCAGCCATTTTCACCAACTCCATGAGCACAACTGAGTCTTTGCCGAAACTATTGCAAACCATATACCCCTCAGATGGTTCATGAGCCTGCATAAAACCCACGGACTCAGCGACCACGTTTTGCAATGGTACTACCGACATTTGCTGTGCTCTTGGCATTGACTTTACTCTCGCGCGGCCTAACTTTGGCGATAACCAGCGGGCACCCTAGCACCGCCGACTGCATAAAACCAAGGCGTGGTACCCGTCTGGTTCATTACTGGGTTAGGCTTCCGCAAACGCGAAAACCTTAATGGCCTTTCCGTCAAAATCAACCGTGACCGGGTTGAGCCCAAAGAGCCCCCCGCCGGCGTAATTGCATGGCCCGCCCGTTTTATCGAAAATCTGCTTATCAGAATTCATCGCTCGTCCCACACAGGAGAAAGCCGCTTCCCGGTCTGATGCCCCGGCATCCTTCCAATCCTTAACGCTGGCAACGTAGCCACAGGAGGGGCACACAAACTTCCAGCCCATTGGATCTTTCCCGAATCGCTGGGTTGTCTACTCACCGAGCCCAACATCACACTTCAATATGACGCCACGTCATACCAACAGCTATGTGAGAAAGATTGGATTTTTTCATATTAAACATCTTTTGTATAATCTTTCTATCAATATTGGCGTTAAGCAGTTTCTTTATGAGCCAAACTTCACCATCTTTCCATTTGGACTTGAAGTGACGCTCTCCATAATCATCTGTTTTGTATTTAACTGGCGAAACTTCATCATAAGATATGTCAATGTCTCCCCACAACTCATCTCTTCCTATTCTAGCCGTATGATGAGGAGTTACTTTGAACATCTTGCCTATTAGTATTGACGGTATTCCAGAAAGCCATAGCTTCTTAATAAGCCACACTTCACCATCTTTTAGTTTACTCCTTCCGCTTTTCTCTCCACGCAGACCATGCTTTAACTCAGTTTTATATGAATGGATTACATTTTCTTGATGAGTTACCCATTCAAGATTAAAATCAAAATTGTTATTCTTATTTCCATCTTTATGATTAGCATTTTTGCCACTGGGTCGCTTGCATACAAATGCTTCCAAAACCAAAACATGAATTCTGCAACATTTTACCTTGCCATTCTGACACAGGGCAACTTGCAAATAGCCCCACTGGTTTGGACATGCAGAAAGTATTATTGGTAATTTCCTTTTTCTCGATCTCACCCTTCCAAAATTCGATACATCATAATCCTGGCACCACCACACTGGAATCCAGGTCTCTTTATTGACCTCTGAGCCTTCTTGCAAGATTTGTAAATCTATTGCTTGCATCTGTCGTCCTTATGCAAAGGTTTATTGCCTTTTGTTGGCCTACCAAGACAACATACCTTTTAGCACGAGTGATGGCAGTATACAAGAGATTTCTCCGGAGTTGAATATAATTTGTGGTGTGTACCGGGATCACAACAACGGGAAATTCACTCCCTTGTGATCGGTGAACAGTAAGCGCATAAGCCATCTGTAGTTGCTCAAAATCCTTGGAAGCATACTCGACTTCCCGATCATCGATCATGACCACAACGGCACTCGCATCCCCTCCAAGCACAATCCCCATGTCCCCGTTGAACACCATCTTCTTGTAATCGTTCCTCGTCTGGATGACCCTATCCCCTGTCAAAAAAGGCGTCCCGCCTATAGCCACCCCTTCGACGTTGATCACGGGCCTCAATCGCCTATTCAGTTCTATCGTCCCGGCCGGCCCCTTCTTCATGGGACACAACACCTGGATATCCTTCAGGTCAAACCCATAGTGCGCGGAGAATTTCACGCACACCTTCTCTATCATGGGGGCGATGCCGTGCTTGTCCTCCTCGGTCACAAAGAAGAAATCCGAGTCGCCATCATTTTTGAGCTCAACCTTCTCGCCGCGATTGATTCGCTGAGCGTTCCGGTTGATGTAACTCTTCGCGGCCTGGCGATGAAGGGTGGTGAGATGCACTGTGGGGATTATCCACGATTCGATGATGTCTCCCAACACCCTCCCGGCACTCACCGACGGCAACTGGGCCGGGTCCCCAACGAGGATAAGCTGCGTCTTCTCCGGGTTGACCGCGGATAACAGGCTCGCCATGAGTTGCACATCCACCATGGAGGTCTCATCGATCACGAGCACGTCCACGTCGAGGGGGTTGTCCTGGTTGTGGCGGAATCCCACCTCGGGATGAAAGGCGAGCAGGCGGTGAATGGTCATGGCCGCACGACCGCCGGTTGCCTCGGACATGCGTTTGGCCGCCTTTCCCGTGGGGGCGGCCAGGGCAATATTCAAATCTCGACCCATGGCTCGGATGATGAAGTTGATCAAGTGGGTTTTGCCAACTCCGGGCCCACCCGCTAGAACCATGATTTTTGACGTCATGGCGAGGTCCAGGCCTCGAAGCTGGTCTTGGTCGAGGGAGTTGATTTCATCCGAGGAGAGCTCGCTTATCATGGCTGCATGGGGGGTTGAGACGAACTTTAGGAGGGACTGTGCCACGTCGATTTCAGCGGTCCACATTTCTGCCGTGTAGATGTAGGTGACGGGGGCGGGAGTGGTTGCATCGACTTTGCCTGCATCACCCTCGAAGGGAAGGGCTTCTTCCTTCAAGGCATCGCTCTTTTTCTGCGCCTCCATTCCCATCATTTCCCTCCCCGGCGTAAAATCCACCAGCTTCCCCGCGGCGATCATCTCGCTTAGCACCTCAACAACCTTCTCCTTCCCGGCCTCGAGGATCTCCACGGCGCGCTTGACCAGTTCCTCGAAGGGGAGACAGGTGTGCCCTTCTCTACCGGATGCTTCCTGCAGAACATACCTGATTCCGGCCGTCAGACGACGCCTGCTTTCCTTTTTTATCCCGGTGGACACGGCAATGGCGTCGGCTTTCTTGAAGCCTATCCCCCACACATCGTCGGCCAGAAGGTACACGTTGGCCTCGATCTGCTTCTTGGCTTTCTCCTTGGTGCCGTAAGTGTCCATGAGGCGGTTCAGAAGGGAGGGCGTTATCCCGTGGGTGCTGAAGTACACGTCAATCGTGCGATCCGACATGATGGAGATGTATTTCTCGTGGATCTCCTGGGCTCGGGCCGGGGTGATGCCATTGACCTCGGAGAGCTTCCCGGGAGAGTGCTCAATCACTTCGAAGAGGGCTGGGCCGAAGGCCTCCACGAGACGACGCGCAAGAGTAGGTCCGACCCAGCGCAGGCGGTCGAGGTAGTGGATGATTCCCATGGTATCCCTGGGAAGCTCGCGGGTGGCGTTGGAGAATTTGAATTGCCGGCCGTACCCCGTCTCTTCGTACTTCCCTTCCAGGGTTACGCAATCCCCGACCTCGAAGTCCAGCGGAAGAACACCGGTAGCCTTTTCTGGAATGCCACTGATCCGGATAATTCTCCAACCTCCCGTGAAGGGGCGGCTCATGTCCTTTATGGTCCCGGATATGGTTTCTACGGCGTTGATGGTGGTGGGAGCGGAAGATTGAGATGCGTTGCAAGGTGATGGCGTCTTCCTGGCCAGCTTAGACATGACACTCTCCTCGCTATGCGATATCGTTCCGATCTATCTTCCCGGCATCGGCCAAGACTTCACCAATGGCTTTCACCATGGCGTGGTGGATTTTGAGGTCCAGGCCGCTTTCTTCGCCATGCCTGTCTATGGGCACCCACACGGCCATAGAATACATTGTTCCCTGTTTTGGTGAGCCGTCGCTATTGGTTCCGCTTGTTGCGCGGCTCATGCTCATGCTTCGCCATGAAGGACGTTTGTCAAGTTCTACTTCACGCCATTCTCCGGTTTCCTTGTCTTTCACTCTTACTCCCATGATATGATTCCTTACTTTTTTGGGATGTTGGGTATTGAAGTAATGTTAAACTAAAATCACTTCAAATTTGACCATTTTTATTCTCTCTCCGCACTCTTCCATTTCTGGAAAATCAGGATACTTCTTATGCAGAAATGTGCTTCGGTTACAATCGCATTCATAGTTTCCATCAGTGAACAGATACTCGGCCGAATCAGGTGGGTAGCCATAACCAAAATCATAATCCAGGCAGTATTCCTTGTCTTCATATTCGAAAACTATTTTGGCTATAGTCTTTTTGCGAACGTCCAAACCTTCATGTTCTGCAAAGGCAATGATTGCGCCACGCTCCCTTGCAAAATCATAAAGTCTTCGCTTGAATTCTTCGCGCTCTTGCTTGGTAGAGAACCAGAAGTCCTGACCTTTTATTCCCAAGTCTCTTTCAATGAGGTCCTCATTCATTACTTCACCCCAAACGTGGAGCAGAAATTCATATTGAGCCATAGCGAAACCCCCACTCTTAATGGAAAGCATGGTTGCCTTGAAGGGTGGAATCTGGAGGACCCTCCCCCCAAGGCTTGTGATTACACTTTTCGCTAAAACGGTGACTTCTCTCCCGCTCCGCTTCCGGTTCCACCAGCAGCCCCACCCTTCTTGGCCTGGCCCGCGCTGGAATCCTTGGCGCCAGCATCCTTAACTTGGCTCGCGCTGGCCCCTCCAGCAGGCTTCATAAACTCGGGCTCTCCGGGCCTGCTTTCTGTGCCGCCAGCACCCTCGCCTGCTCCGCCATATCCTCCACCAGCGCCACCTTCCCCGCCCATCCTGGCCGCGGTAGCTTCCGCAGCCTCTTCCGCCTCGAACGTAGTCTGAACGCTGGCATCCTTCAGGGACTCGACCGTCGGGATGATGATCTCGTTCAGCAGCACCTCGTCAACCGGCTTCGGCATGGTGAACTTCGCGCGATAGTGCTTCTGAGGCTCGAGCCTTTTTTCCAGGGATATCTCGGTCTGGAACATGAAGAAGGGCTTGCGGCGGAGCATGACTCCCGAAATAAAACCCTTGGTGGGCTTGATGCTTACGCCGTGGAGCGTCAACCAAAATGGGATAGAGTCTTCCAGCCCGATGCAGAGGAGATTGTAGGACATGCCGCACGGAGGCTTGGTTTTCCCGTCCTCATCCCAGGCACCGAAGGGACAAACCTGCTTGGGGCGATTCCCAGGCCCCATTACGGCGCAGACCTTTGAAGGAGGAAGCGGATGGCGCGGATCGGGCTCCCAGTAGTTGTACGAGCGACAGAGCAAGTCACCGCCGTCTCCGGAAGCGAGCCATTCACTGTTCTTGCCGGTTTCGGAAATCAGGTCCTGTATGTAGGCGTTGACTTCGGGGGAGTTTTTGGAGCGGTCCTGCTGCGACCAGAAGCTACGGCCTTTGTCGGCCTTCACGATCACCACGTTCAGGGTTTCCACCTCTTCGCCGGTAAGGTTGCAAAGAAAGTTTCCTTCCGTGCCTGTCTTGCTGGTCGGCTGGATGACCCGGTATCGCGGGATTACCAGATCGGATGAATCGAAGGCCTCCCATCCGGTGTAGCCCTGGAGGCTTTCCGGGATGGCTATGGTGCCGGCGTGGGAGTGGACGGCGGGGACTTGTGCCTGAGACTGCACTTGGGACTGGTCTTTGTCGGACATGATGTTTTCCTTTCCATGTTTACGCTGTTCTCTGAGTTTTGCAAAATCAACCATAGCGCGGTCCTTTCAAAAAGATCGTTCAATCCACGATCCAGGGCTCCACCCTCCTGAAAAGCCCGGTCAGTAGATCGACATCCCACTTATTGTAAAGAAGGATATCTTCATACATTCCCTCAAGGTATGCCGGGTAAACCTTGCTCCCATCCCACCCAGTCGGTTTTGCTCCCACCCCGAAGTAGGCGCACCAGTATTCCATTTTCTTTAAGATGGGCTTGTTTGAAAAGGGAGTTTTCATTCCCAGGGAAAGCTCGACATCAACATGCGCCTTGTTTTCGAGGCGAGTGTCCACGAGCTTTTGGTACATGGACGGCTTGACTGCCGCGACGTCGAGCATCATGGAGCGCCGGTGCATGACCTGGCAATCAAACGTTTTGCCATTGTAGGAAACAAGCGTGATCCCAGATTGCATAGCCTCGCGCATCCAGTCCCACGCCGCAATGAGGAGCTTCTTTTCTTCTTCCTCGTTCGTGGCAAAAAGCTCCAGGTACTCCTCGCTCTTCGAATCATACCCCACGAAAGAGCAGGGCCGGCAGAACTCGGGCTTGACCCCCAGGTCCTTCTTGGACTTCTCCCTGAACTTGTCGCGCTCGGCGTTGATCTTTTTTTGCGCAGCATCGGGTCCCCAATTGGCGGGGATGGCCACCTCTGCCGGGTCGAACACGGGGAGACATTCCTCGGGGATGTTATCCGCTGGAATCGTTTCCGCATCAAAACTGCGAATGTGCATGAGGTCTGACATTTTGATTATTCTCCTTTCTCGGAATTCTTTTTCGTACCATCTTTCTCGCGCTCCAGCACGGCCCATCCCTGCTTTTCAAAAGTCAAAACATACCCGTCCAGGACGGTGATGATTTTATGCGGATCAAGCTGAAATGTGATCTTCTTGTCTTCTCCGCCTGTCGCGCCCATCGCCGTGAAGCACGCACCAAAACCGGCACCGTATGCTTCATGTCGAGATGACTCCATGGCTGCGGCATGTTTTGACGTGAGGGTGGAAAGTTCCTCCTCGTGGTCCGCCATGATCATCCATGTGGAGAGACTCATCGACACAAAGAATGACAACGCTGAAATCCAAAGCAAGTAAATCGGAACTGGACTCATGAAAAGCGTTTTTACTTTCATTGCGGCTACTCTCCTTTCTCGGAATCAGCAGTCTTCCGGCTCAACCTCGGGGGAAGCTCGGAGCCTTGAAGGGAAGGGGGTGTTTTCTTGTCCGTTGAACCCAGAAAAGCAGGGGACGACAGATCATTATCAGACGAAGTTTTCAGCGATGCGGCAACCATTTCTTCGCTGAATGGATCGCTGGCCCCCTCTTCCCATCCGCCTTCTTCCTCGTCAGTCTTTCCATTCCCGGCCCCACCTTCCTCCCCGCCCTTCTTTTTGCTTCCACCCTTCCCCCGCTTCTTACGCTTATCCTCCAGCGCCTCCGGCTTTTCCGGCCTTCCCTCGACCGGCACGCCATTCACGGCGACCACTTCCCCCTCCACCAAGTGCCATCCGTTCTCTTCCGGCTGCTCGGCGACCTTCGTCACAATGATATGTGCCCCGATCTTCGCGGCCCACTCCCGGAGCACTCGCTGGCTATCCAGGTCCAGCTCGGCCCACGCCTTGTCGATGGTCAGCAATCCAATGTCAGGGTGGGACGCCATGCACACGGCGCAACCCACGTGGATCTGCTCGGCGCCGGATGCCAGGGAGAGAGGATGACCATTGTACGTGACGACACCCTCGTCAAAGCCCAGCCCGAGAACCGGCATGCCGGCGGCCTCGATCAGCTCACCCTTGTAGTTTTTGAGTGCTGCCATGCGGTCGGTGTAGGATTGCGAAACGGCGCGCTGCGTTTCGAGGGAGGTCGTCGACGCTTTCCATGAAGTAATGGCGTTGAAGGTCTTGTTGGTGGCGTCGGCCGTGGATATGCGGGTGTCGACGTCCTGGAAGAGTGGAGTGAGGTCTTCGAGGGTGGTGAGGTGCTGTTCCATGGCCGCATGCTCATTTAGCATATTGGTAACTTCGATACGATGCGCTTCTTGTTCTGTTTTCATGACATCCAACGCTCGTTGTAGATCTGCAATTTGCTCTGCGATGTCTTGCATACTAAATTCACGCTCATTAATTCTGCGTTCTTGCGCTATAATCAATGTCTGGTAGTCTCTGGCCTTCTTCCGCTCATCGTCCTGCGCCGTCCTCCTCTCTTCCAGCGCCTTCCGCTCTTCAAACAAATCCTTGACCTTGACCTCCTCGACGCTCTCCCACCCTTCAGGCGGCGTAAAGCTGGCCTTCACCCCTTCAAGGCGCTTCACTTCGGCATTCACTTCCTTCCTGAGCTCGAAGAGCTTCTTGTGTGCCCGGTCGAAGGCTCCCACGGAATCACGCAGGTGCTCGGCCTTGACGCCGGTAAATCCGGATCGCTTCATGAATTCATCGGGATCCGGGCGAAAGGTGATGAGGCGCTGGAGGGTCTCTATCTTCTCGGACTCACTCAGGCGGTTGAAGGCGATGGGGTCCTGGACGTTCTCACCGAGCCTTGAGGAGAGGAACTCCTGCGGCGACGGAGCGATGAAGCCGCCCTTGCCGATAATGGAAAGCGTGGTGGTATATCCTCCGGATGGAGATCCGTCTTTCCCTTCCTTGCGATTGATCACGCGCTTCACCAGATAATCCCCGAAGTCGATCAACCCCTCGGCCCGGTCGGTGCCGTCCCGGATGATGTCAGCGGAGATGTGTTTCTCGCCAAGCAGCATTCCCCACAGGCACTCGAGGAGGGAGCTTTTGCCTTGGCGGTTTTTGCCCGTGAGCAAGACTATGGGGTCGGAGGGATCGGGGCGGATGTCCACGACCTTGAGCTTCTTGAAGTTCTCGGCGTAGATCTGGACTACGCGGAGAGGGGTGGGGAGGGGCGCGGTGGTGGTGGTTGAAGCAGGATTGTCTTTCATTTCTTCATTGTCTTGTGTCTTATTTGGCATTTTCGGTTTTCCTTTCTTCAAGTCGCGTCTTGATGAATCCGTAGACCTTGGAAGACATGAGCCGCTCCAGCCTGGAGATGATGGCATACTCCGTGCGGCCATGCTTTCCCACTGCATCATCCAGAAAGGCGAGGAAGGCGACGGTCAATTCCATGTCTTCCTTGTCGGTCCATGGCTGGCCTTTCTTAATGGAACGTGTTGAAGGTTTGATGTCGTAGTCGTCCGCATCCATCATGACCCTTGCCCTTCTCTCCACAAAACAGGCACCGTATCAGGGTTGGGACATCGAAACGACCACCACCAGATTTCTCTGCGCTCCAAAACAAGACAATAGCCACCAGACAAGAAAGGACACATGAAAATCAACGCTCGATTCTCGCTTGATATTTTGTACATACCAAAGCGATTTCTAGCTGATTCAATGCCATTAGTCTTCCACTCCCGAAAGACCATGGGAGCCAAGTCTATCGCATCGGATAGGTCTGAAAGACACATTAAGTCGCCTATTTTTGCCCCGTTGAGGGATGCCCCGTCGAGGGATGCCCCGTCGAGGAATGCCCCGTTGAGGGATGCCCCGTTGAGGGATGCCCCGTTGAGGGATGCCCTGTTGAGGAATGCCCCGTTGAGGAATGCCCCGTTGAGGGATGCCCTGTTGAGGGATGCCCCGACGAGGGATGCCCCGACGAGGGATGCCCCGTTGAGGGATGCCCCGACGAGGGATGCCCCGACGAGGCATCCCCCGACGAGGGATGCCCTGTTGAGGGATGCCCTGTTGAGGGATGCCCCGTTGAGGAATGCCCCGTTGAGGGATGCCCCGTCGAGGAATGCCCCGTTGAGGGATGCCCTGTTGAGATTGACTTTTAATCTTACAGCCAGTTCAAGCGCGGCTTTTAAGGCATAACGCTCATTGCTTACATCTACTTCTGTCTCGAAAAGCACGGAAGCATCAAACCAAGATTTGATCTGTGTCAATACCTTCATTGAGCATTCTCCTCTTTATTGCCAATCATCATCTTCGTTATTGTCGTTGTTTCCATCCCTTCCGTTCCCGCCCTTCCACTTCCCCTTATCCTCATCCAACTCCCCATGCCTCTCCCGGTAGGCAAGCTCCGTCTGGATGGCCTTGATGGCGCGGTCGTTGCCGTTGGCCGGGTCGCAGAACCACGATTGCTCCAGGAGCCACTCGAGGTAGCTACGCGGGATGTCCTCGACGGGCTTGCCCTTGTGGGCTTTGAAGGGGCAGGTCCAGAGTGATTGTGCCATGGTGATAAGCTCCTCCTTTCATAAGATTGTATTTTTTCGTGTTTCGCAGAATTGCAATTCCAATGCTTCGCGCTACTCCTCCAACTCCACCCGCAACCTCACCCTTGCCCGCGCCTCGCCGTTCCGAACGCTCAGCCGGTTTAGCTTGCGTTTGAGCTCGTGGTAGATCTCCATGCCGAAGAGATCAGCGAAGGAGTCTTCGTGGAGGGCTACGAAGTCTTCTGTAGGGTCGGGCTGATTGTCCGGATGACGCATCGGGTCGTATTTTGCCCCATAGCCAGCAACACTCTTCGCGGCATTCTCCCTTCCAAGGTGGACGAGGTTGCCGTGGAGGGTGGCGATTATGGTGATGGGGTCGGGGGTGAGGCGTGGCGGTGGCATTATGCTCGTCTTAATGGGTGGCATGGCTTGACTCCTTCTTTTTTAGACTTAAAATCCAATTCCACAAAAATTCATTAACTTTTCCCTCTGACTTTCCCCTCCATTTTCAAACAATCCACAAACCCGCATGGCTACAACTTGAAAACGACTTCATGACATCTCACTCCTTGAACTTTGCCAGCTTTCCGGCGGCGTGAAAGATCTCATGGCAGTCAGAGCACAAAACCACCAAGTCGGTGAGTAACTCATGAAAAATCCGCTCATAGGTTCGGTGATGAACATTCAAACCCTTCCCGCCCGCTAGATTTTGAGCGTTGCAGACTTGGCATCGATACTCGGCCTCCTCGAGCTTTGCGCCTCTTACCGCGGACCACTCGGGGGACATGAGGTATTCATGGTAGATTTGGCGTCTGGTCTTGGGCGGAGGAGGCTGCGACAAAGACTGCGGGGCGGATTGAGAAATAATAATTTTGTTCCTTGCCCCCAAAATTACGTATTGAGACCAGCCGAATAACGTACCAACAAGATCTTCCCACTGGCCTTCGGTTATCTCTGATTCATTAATATAATGTGTTATCTCATTGAGATTATTGTCGATAACAGAAATCCACGCATCTCTTTCCCTGGATCTTTTATTTTCTTCCAGACATTTTATGAAATCATAATCGTCATGGACCTTCTTTTCGTGTGGACTTTCTTCCCTGCCCATTTGAATCAATTCATCAAGCGTCATCCCGATTTCTCCTTTTCTCTAAAAAGTTTCTTCATTGAAACATGGCTCAAAAGAGAATGCAAGGAAATTTTCACATGGGCAACAAAAAAATAATTCCCAATGAGAAATGATTTGACAAGCTGGTTGAAGTCGCTAGAATTGCGATGGAGGTTAAAATATCATGCCAAAAGTCCCAATGAAGATGATTCCAAAGAAAACCATACGAGCGGCAGTAACGAAGGCCGGGAGTCTCGTGGCCCTGGCTGCCGTACTGGGTAAGAATCGCAGATCTATCTATGTTTATCTGGCAAAAAGGAAAGCTCCTGTTTCGGTTATAGAGCAAATTAACGCATTTCTTGGCCGCTAAGCACGGGAGCATTCCATTATGGCTCACAAGCTCTTCGATGAAGTGAAGGCTGCTTCGGATTGTCGAGAATTGATCCGCCGCTTTTGGCCCGATCATTTCAAGGAAGTCGGAAATATCAAGTGTCCCTTTCATGGCGATTCCGGCCCGTCCATGTCGATCAAAAAGGAATTTGCCGTTTGCCACGGAGCTTGTCAAAAGTCGTGGAGCGCCATTGATTTGTATCAGGAGCATCATGGAAAGACGGGATGCTCCAAGAAAGAATTGATGGAGTTGGTCAAGGAGATGGCGCGGGAGCTTGGCTTTCCAGATTACGACAAAACTCCGACTCCCGGACACGCTGCAAGCAGAACATCATCCCCACCAACATCAGCCACCCTCAAGAACCGTTGGACAAAGTTCTGGGAAACTCCACTCTCCGAGAAAGCCAGGGAATACCTTGAAAAAGAACGTGGCATACCCAGAGATATCATTGATGAGTTGAACAAGAACTATCTTATTGGATTTCAGCCAAGTTTTGGAGAGCATGGAGCCATCGAGTTTCCAGTTCTTGACTGGCACAAGAAAACACTTCTGTCTATTCAGCATGTTCCTGTTGGTGGTGGAGATAAGAAGTTTGTCAAGGGCGCATCCCCAAAAGACGGATTCTTCAAGCATGGGAACGGAGGAGACTACTGTGTTATTTCAGAAGCCGTGATTGATTCCCTTTCAATATACGCCGCATGTAGAAGCCAGATATTTCTCGATTCTGTTTCCATCTATTCTTCCGGAACATTTCAAAAGGTCAAGTTGATCCCTGGAAGCGTTCCTATTTTCTTTTTGGATGACGATCCAAGCGGCATCACCAACACGGTTCGGGCGCTACGAATGCTTGGTCCTGGAAGGGGGAAGTCCGTTGACTGGAGTCTTGCCGAGAAGGATAGTGGGAGTGGCGGTGAGGATGGAGCAACGTACCGCAGGGCAGCAAAAGACACCAATGATTTATGGAAGGCTGGCAAGGGAGATGTCATCCTTAGGATGGTAAAGGGGGCCACGGGGAGCAGGGATGAAGACGGCTTAAAGGCAAGGTTGCTGTCTCTCGTGGATCGGGCAAGACAGAAAATACTCCATAAAGAATATAAGAAAGAGGATGACCGCGACAAGGACCTCATTGTTTTGGACAGGCTTGAAGCCGAGGTAAAGGCGCCGCCGACGGAAAAGGCAAAGAAAGACCCGTCCCAGCGCGAGGAAGCAATTAGCATCACAAAAAAAGATGGGGCCTACTGGAAAACAGAGTACACTGCGACCGGCCCAGCCCCAAAGAAGATATCGAATTTTACCCTCTCCATCCTTCGCAACTTTTCTTCCCCCTCCGGGATGACCCGCCTCATCAAAATCACCCACGAAAACGGATTCTCGGCTGAATCGGAGGTGTCCTCCACGATCATGGTGTCCCGGCAGACATTCGCCGCGTGGATTCTCGGGCAAGGGAACTTCCTCTTCAAGGGGACGCAAGCCGACCTCGAGAAGATGTGGGAGCTTGAGCTCGACGCCAATGACGGGAAGATCATTTATCGGCCGGACCATATCGGGTGGGTGCCAAGACAGGGCCTGTGGTTGTTCGGGGACTGCGCCGTGAAGGATGGAGACGTATTTGAGCCGGATACGGACGGCATCTATTGGGTGGATGAATCCGGGTATCAGCCCATGGCAATCGATCTTTCCGAGACAAAGGAAGAGATTTGCAGTTCTGTCCCATCCCTTGAGTGGAGGGTGTCCGCGGAGGTATCCGAAAAGGCCAGGAAGGGGATAGTTGAAAAGCTCAAGCAGAACCTTGGGGGGTTCGAGGCGTATCTTGCCCTTGGGTTCGTGGCCGGCTGCGCGTACCTGGATGAGATTTTCCGGGAGTACAAGTTTCCCATCCTCTTCATCTTCGGTCGGCGCCAGTGCGGAAAGAACACCCTGGCCAACACGCTCATGTCTCATTGGGGACTCGGAGAATGGTCGAGTGATAACGTGGTATCGATCACCAAGGCCGCGCTCTCGCGCAAGCTGGCGTACTATAGCAACATCCCCGTGTGGGTGGATGAGTACAGGTCCGGAGATCCCAAGTGCCAGGAAAAGGATTCACTGCTGAGATCCGCATACGACCGGGTGGGCGGGAGCAAGGGAACGTTGGGACCAGGGGTATTGAGCCCGAAGGTGCGGGCTCCGCTTATCGTCACTGGAGAGGGGTTCCCGTCGGACTCCGCGCTGACTTCCCGGTGTGCCATGATCCAGCTCAGCGAGATACGGAGGAAGGACGACCTTTATAGTGACATCAGGGATTACATGCCGAACCTGAGTGCCGTGTTTCTCTCTTTTCTAAGAAGCAAAACGCCGGGCAAGGCCAAGAAACTCTTGGAGCAGATCGAAAAATCAAAGAAGTGGCTTGAAGGGAAGGGCATGGACCCTAGGCTTTCCAGTGTATATGCCACGCTCAGCACGTCATTCTTGCAGACCTATTATCCGGAGATTGACAGAGGCGAGGCCGAATTATTCAGGGACTGGATTCTCAAAGAAGCCCATGTCATGAAGGCAGAGAAGGAAGAGAAGCTCCTCACGCATGAATTTCTGTATGACATGGAGGTGCTCAGGGCCCGTGGAATATTGAATGGATCGCATGTTGAGATTGAGAGGAAAGTGGTTGATGGATACATGACTCCCAGCCTCGTGTTTATTTGGCTCAAGGCTGTTTACAACATCTGGGCGGAAGACAGGAAGAGACGTGGAGAATCGGTATGGTCATATCAGGATCTCCAGAAATATTTCAGGGAAGAGCCATATTTTGTCGAGGATTCCAAGCTCAAAAAGATCAATCTGATACCAAGGAGATCCCTTGTTTTTGCATGGGATAAAATTCCGATTGACATCCAGGAGGTTTTTAATGCAGGATGGAAAAATAAAGAGAAAACCTCTTAGAAAATTGAATACTTATGATTAGTTATCAAGCGACATAAATCCGCTGGTAACAGCAGGGGGACTACTGTTACCTTACTGTTACCGATCTGTTACCGAAAAAAACAAAGCAAAAACATATAGTTAAATCCATCAGTAACAGAGTAACAGCGATTCCCGAAAAACACCCTTACCAAAAGAATCCAGATCAAGAAGAAAAATTCAAAGAAGGTCGGTTTGGATTTTTTCTTTGCGTGGAGCTCCAAAAATTTTGGATGATATGATTTTTGCTGTTACCTGGCATTTTGCTGTTACCGAGGCCTTTGCGACAGGGATTTGATGGCCCCCTATATATATATTTTATTAATAAATACAATAATATAATATAAGGGGGCTTTTCATTTTGTGTGGTAACAGCGCGGTAACATCTCGGTAACAGTTGAAGTAAAAATGATGGATAAAAGTCTATAGATCGGCATGGATTCTAAGTTTTCGTGTGTTACTTGACAGGTTTTGATACCCAAAAAACCGTTGACAATAATCAAAAACACACTATGATAAAGGCACTATGAAAGAAAATAGTCAATCTCGCCAACCAACAAGCATCGTAATGTCCCTTGAGGCCAAGCGGCTTCGGGACAAAATCGCCAGCAAACTCGGCATTTCAAAGTCCGCCGTGTGGGAGATCGCCGTCCGGAGACTCGCGGAGATGGAGGGGGTTGGGGCCGACCGTGAAGAGGGCACCGGAGAGAAGGCGGACCGGGAGACAGAGGAGAAAAGCCATGGATTGGGATGAACTGCTACCCGAGAAGGAGCGGGCGCCACAAGCCAAGCAACAACCCCTCGAAGAGGAAGGGCTTCCATCTTTAGGGCAAGACACCAATCCAGCTCTTCAAGGCGTGACCGGCCAGGCCACCACAATTGATCAGGCCGCATCTTCTGTTCCCCCACCCACCCCCACACCACCACCAGGCTTCACCCTCCCTCCAGGCTGGACCTTCCCCGCCCCCGACACATCCGGAGCCCCGCTGAACCGCGTCATCAACGCCGCCTACCAGCAGATCCACGGGGTTTACCTTACAATCAAGGCAAAGGAAGCGGAGGGGGAATTGACCCCGGAGCGCGCGGCGGAGCTGAGAGCGCGCCTCAACGCCGTCCTGAAATCCGAGAAGGTAGTGAATGCCGAGGAGGCCATCGCCCGGGAATTCCGTTCCTTCCAGGATGCCGTGAATGGGAAGGGGGTGGCGTCAGACGGATCGGAAAGGAAGGCCGCGGGCGTCACGGGCGTCACGGACCACAAGGGCAAGGCGGCGGCGGCCGGGAATGTGCGGGCCGGGTGCGCTTGGCTCGTGAAGTATGTGCGATGGTGGGTGTGGAGCGAGGAAGGAAAAGAAGGATCATCTCTTCAGGGCCAGGAAGGAGAGAAGGCGGTATGAGCGGTATGGTTGGAACAGGCGGCATAATGGCGAGCATTCATAACTACTATCATGGCAAGCACAAATGGGTGGAAGGCCTTGGCGAAATTGTCACCGCACATGGAAAGCGGGATACCATCGCATTCAGGACGGCCATGATGCCCGGGCTTTCGATTACCTACGAGGGTTGCGGATTTTGGTCCTTAACGCATGACGAAAGCGGGATGAAGCTGAGCGGTGAGTATCAGCGCATTGACGATGCAATAAGGACGGCCGAGGAGCTTGCATCGCGGATCGACTGGAGAAAGATTGTCATAGAGGATATACCGGATCAAAAGATCCCTGATGAAATGTTTGATTTGTTGTTTGAAATCGAATGCACGGCCATGGAAATTCAGGACAGGATTGATGCTGCGATGGATGATGGAGGCGGGGAAAATAAGCCATGACAGAGCAACAAGAAAGAGATCTCCAATCCGCGTTGGTCGAGTGCCGCAGGTTTGTCAGTGCCGCGAAGTTGGCGCTTGAGAAGCACCATGAAAACATGCAGTGCATTTCCGTGAGAGAAAAGTTCGGGGACGGAGTGCGCGACGATAAGAAAATTCACGTTAAGGGGATGACTTCATCTCTGGCGGCCGCCAAGCGTGCAAGCATGGATCTCGCACGAGCCCTGACAAGATTTCGAAGGAGGCCATTGAAGTGAAAGACATCGAAGTGAAATACCCAACTCTCCCGACATGCGCCTGCCCTCCGGGCTATCACGACATCCATGGATCATATTGCCATGACGACTTGCGCCGAGCTTTCGTGGCCGGCGCCGCATGGTGGGAATTTCACAGCAACTCGGGCACGATGTGGTCGAGCGACAGGGATATTGCCGAGATGGAGGCCGAGAAGAGGTATCCTGGAGGAGGGCCTCGAAATGAAGAGCCACAAGGGGAGCGGTCATGATAACCCGGGTGTCCATGCCATCATCGGATACCTCTTCTCCGGCAACGCTCGAAAACCCCTGCAAGCTCTGCCATGAGCGCGAGGCAACCCCTGGGCTCAGGACCTGCCCGACGTGTCGCGGGGAAGGGGAGGACGTGACGTTTGAAGCGGGGATGTGCGATGTAGGGATGTGCAAGGGTGGAGCATGCGGGACAATGCTGATGCCACCAAAGAATGATGCCCTAAAGAATGAGGCCCCAAAGAGAGAGAAGGCTCACAAGGCAAAAACTCCATCCCCTTCAAGGCCAATACCTTCTCCTTCAAGGCCAGCATCATTGCAGAACCTTCCAATTCAATCCGAACCATCCATCGCCACATCCACTGCCCCGCCCCGCCCCTTAACCGGAATCTCCCTCGAAGCCCAAGAAAAGTGGGAGCAGGCCCGCGCTGGATCCGGAACCAGCACTCGCAAGCCTCCGCCAAACAAAAAGCCCCGAGAGAAAGTGTATTGCGCCTGCGGGTGTGGCAAGGCCTTCGCCAGGGTGATCGGTGGGTACTGGGAGAGCAGGAAATATTACAACGCGGAATGCAAGCGCAGACATTTCAAGCCAAACTTCGGCTGGCCAGGGGATGGCAGTGGTGGCGAAAAAAATGGAGGCAAACCGGAAAAATACACAATCACCCCGGAAGGCGACGAGCTTATAAAGCAGCTCTATGCCGAGAAGGTGGGGATGGATCGCAAAAGCCACGTCAAGGCCCTGGCCGAGCAGCTCGGCGTTCCTCCTTGGAAGGTTTCCCGACGGGCGTCGGCGCTCGGGGTCCTGTTTTCACCAAGGGCCGAAGCCCCGTGGAGCGAGGAAGAGCTTGCCTGCCTCAAGGAAAACGCCCACTGGTCCCCCGTGGTGATCGCAAGGAACATGCGGAAGGCTGGATTCCAGCGGAGCGCTACGGCGATCAAAATCAAAATGACGAGGCTTGGCGGGAAGGAAGTGGTGCTGAACGGGGAGAGCTTCACTTCTCGGGGACTGGGTAGGCTGTTCGGGGTGGACAGTCAAGCTGTTGTGCGGTGGATCGATCGGGGGTTGCTCATTGCCGAGCGGATGGGGACCGCGAGAACCGAGGCGCAGCACGGGGATATTTGGAGGATCAAGCGGGAGGATGTTCGGCGGTTTGTGCTGGCGCATGTGAACGTGATAGACTTCCGTAAGATCGCGGATCGGTGGTGGTTTGTCGAGTTGGTGGCTGGGGTTGGTGGGAATGGTGGGGGGGGCGGTAGGGATGAAGGAAGGTGAGAGAAGGGGAAAAGTATGAAAATCTATGTGGCGTCTTCATGGAGAAACACGAGACAGCCTGAAGTGGTCAAGGCACTCAGGGCCGAGGGTTTTGATGTTTACGACTTCAAGAATCCCAGGGAAGGAGATAACGGCTTCCATTGGTCCGAGATTGACCAGGACTGGAAGAGCTGGACGCCGGGACAGTTCAGGGAAGCTCTTAAAGATCCCATTGCAAGGATAGGATTTGAGAGCGACAAGAAAGCTCTGGACGATTGCGATGCCTGCGTTCTCGTGCTTCCTTGCGGTCGAAGCGCTCATCTCGAGCTTGGGTATGCCATCGGGGAGTTGAAGGCAACCTATGTGCTCATCGAGGAGCCTTCCGAACCGGAGCTCATGTATGCCATGGTGAACAGGATATGCTTGAATCTGGATGAGCTGGTTAAAGTGATTGTGAGTGATTTCTTGCCGTTTTGAAGGAGAACCAACCTTGTATGGCGGTATCACAGAAAGACAATGAGTCCATTACCACAGCCACTATCACCACAGCCACCATCATTACCGTCCACGAGGTGACCTACGCCTCCGGCACCAAGCGGGTGAGTGTACTATGTGACGACGTCGAGGAGGTCCGGGGCATGGTGGATAAGTTTTTGCGGGCCGGCGGCGGGGCGGGAGGGGCCGGCAGCGGTGGAGGTGCGGTGGGCGGCAATAATGACCACGAGCCCGCGCTCAAGATCACAAGGAAGGCGATGAGGCGGGATGAGTTTGACGCCCTTGAAGAGTGGGAGAGCACGAAGCCATGACGCCCCCATCCTTCCTCGCGGACCTCACTGTCATTTCCTGCCAACGCTGCGGTGCGAATTATGCTGCATCTCAGTCGATCTGCCCTCGGTGCAGGGGAATGGGTGGGAAGAAGCATGAATGCGCTGAAGAGGCCAAAAACGACATCAAAGAGCCCCCTCTCTTCGAGGCAACAGAGGGCAAGGAATCGGATCTCCAAAAAGAGGTGGAGGATTGGCTTGATGAGCGGCACTGGTACTACCACCATGATAGTACC